GTTTGCCACGCAATCTGAGATCTTGAAAGCCAATGCCAATCTTCGCAACAGCGGTTGCAGCAACCGCTTCGTCTTGGCCGGAACCTTTTCGACGCCATCGCTTCACGATCCGCGCTGATGGCGGTTTCCTGGCCGCCTGCGCCGGTGTCGGCGGCCCTCCTGTGGAGGTTGTCCCCGATCACCGCAACGCGGTGCACTTCGTGGATATCCACATCGCCTCGATCCGAGCCCGGCTGATGTCCGAGCTCGGCTGGCGCAACCTCCGCGTGGTCGAGGTCACCCTCGACTGAGGCGCTTTGCGCCTTCTTTCATCCACACAGCATCTCTCACGACCATGTCAAATCCCACTTTCTGGACGTCATTGGCATCCTTCTGCCAGGAGCTGGCACCTGTGGCCGGTCCTCTGCTCAGCGCTGTTGGTGAAACAGCGTCTGCCGTTGACCGCGCTGGCCGCTCCACGACTGCGCTGCGCGGGGATAGCGCCCGACTGGGGCGGCTGCTAAGCGCCGAGGACGAGTAGCGCGTCGACCGATACAGCTGCTTAGTACATTTCAACTACTACCATTCCCTCACCCGTTCATGCCTGAGTTGTCTGCCACTCCTGTTTCTCCCGCCAAGCCCTGCGACCCCATCGAGCAGCAGGCCCGTCAGGACACCCTCGACGCGCTGTACCTGCTGGATGGGCGTGATCGCCCCGAGCACCCCTTCCATGCCGTCTACACGGGGCTGGCCCAGCAGTACGCCCCGGAGGGGGCCGCATGACCGCCACCCCGAGCGCGCAGTTCCTGAACGAGCCCGACCGCATCGAGCGCGACTTCTGGGCGTTCCACGTCTCGAATCCCCGCGTCTACCAGGAGCTGCGCGACCACGCCCTTCACCTCCGCCGCAAGGGGCGCAGCCACTACGGCGTAAAAGCGCTGTTTGAAGTCGTGCGCTTTCACCGCGCGTTAGAGACAGCAGACAAGTGCAAAGAGTGGAAGCTCAACAACGATTACACATGCCTCTACGCCCGATTGTTGATGGCAAATGAACCCGAGCTCCGGGGCTTCTTCCGCACGCGTACTCGTCGGGCGCCTTACACGAGGCCCCGATGACTCCCGACGACCTGACCGTCGACTACTACGTCGACATCCACGGCCACGACTGCTACCGGATCTGCCTCCCCGAGGGCGGCGCCTGCTCCATCGTCAGCTCCGCCCACCTGATTGACGAGCGCAAAGCGCAGTTGCTGCGCGCCTTCTGTACCCCCACCCCAACACCATGAAGCGCTACGCCCTTCTCGTTCTGGTCCTGGGCCTGGCCCTGGGCGCCACCGCCCGCTGGGCGACATCACCGCTGCGCCCAACGGCCAGTCCGGACGCCCCTGACTACTGGCTGGACTGATGGCAATCAATCGCATGGGGCCACCCTGCCCCGAGTGCGGTTCCCTGACTACAGACGTGAACCGCACCGCTCGATCAACGGAGGGGCACTTTTGGCGCCGCCGCGACTGCCCGATCTGCGGTCATCACTTTCAGACGATCCAGCACTCCGAGGTGGTCGTCCCTCCTGGCGCCGTTAGCTGGGACTACCGCAAGGTGCGCGTGCATTGGAGCTACTTACGGGAGTATTTCGCCTCGCTGCTCGCCGCATGAACCCAACAACGACAATGACTGAACAACACCCGATTACCCCACCGCCGGAGCTGGTGCGTGAGTGGAATGAATCCGCATTGGGCGCTCACTTCCCGCCGTATGGATACAGCAAATACATCGCCATCCAGGCCGCCCATTGGGGCGCCGACCAAGAGCTGGAGGCGTGCTGTGAGTGGCTGCGCGAATCTCTGGCGACACCTTCATTGGTGGAGTGCTTTCTCTCCAACCGCCGCCCCAAGCCGCCGAGCTTGAAGGAGCAGGCGCTGGCTGCTTTGAGCGAAGCAGATCAAGGGTTAAATAAATCTGAATGGCAACAACGCTCCAACACAATCCGCCGCGCACTGGAGCAACTCACCGACTGACTACCATGAAAAGCCTTGACGACTACACAGCACTTGGCGCCATTGTCTTAGTGCTTTTGCTAATGATTGCAACAGCTTGGTGGTGGATCCCCCAAAAGTGGCGGGCATGCGAACGGCTTTACGACAATAAACCAGCGCAGATTTTCTGCCTGCTGGCATCTAAGTGAAGAGAACCAATGACTAACCAACACCCGATCACCCCACCGCCGGAGCTGGTGCAGCAGTGGTACAACGAGTGCCCTGAAGCGAACGAGGCTTCCCTTCCTTACGTCGCCATCCAAGCCGCCCGCTGGGGAGCCGACCAGGAGTTGCTGGCTTGCGGAAAATACCTTGAGCGATGCGCCGCATGGGAAGAAGAAGATGTGACCGAGATGTATGACTACCGCCGACCGAGACCGTTGAGCCTGAAGGAGCAGGCACTAGAAGCAGCGCGGCGGTTCTACGCAAAGGGTCATGAAGACTGCACTGACGAAGAGGTCAAAGATGACTTCGACACCATCCGCCGCGCCCTGGAGGCTTAAATGGCTGACCTAAGCCCCGCCGCGCAGGGTGTCCATGACGCCGCTGATGTACTCACGGCATTTGTCGAAGAATGGACTGACGGCGATCACGAAAAAGCTCAATCAGCATTAGGAGCCGCTTTGTACGCAGCGTTTCGCCAAGCACCGCACCGCTACATCAGCGGAAGGCGCTGGGTTGACTTTGGAGTCATCGCTGCTGTCTGTAGAAAAATGGAAGGCGTCTATGACTGACCTCTCCCCCGCCGCCCAGGCGGTGCTGACAGCGGTGACATGTAAGCAGTACGACGTGCCGCCAGAGGGGCTGCCTGCTTTCGCTGAAGAAATGACACCGCTGATCGCCGCCGCCCTGCGTGCTGCTGCGAACGCTGTCACCCCCGAGCCTCCCGACTCAAAGCCAGGCACCTCGCCCGTGCTGAAGGCCATTCGCTGGGAGAGAAAGACAACCCGCGAACAACTCCTCGCCATCGCCGCCGAGCTGGAGGGTGCCGGTGCTGAGTGACATCACCCGCTGCCACGGCATCGACTGCCACCAGAAACACCAGTGCGCCAGGCACACCGCGCCGGTCCCCGACAACGTGCTGTTGTCTTGGGTTGCCACATTGAACCCTGAGCGAGCGCACCTCTGCCCTGACTTCATCGCCACCCGCTCCGCTGACTAATGACAACCCGCCAGCCTCAGACCAAATCATCCATCTCTCAGTACCTCAACGAGATTGGGGCGCATCCGCTGATGTCACCCAGTGAGGAGATTGAGTGCGGCAGAGCCGTGAAGCGCATGACAGAGCTGAAACAGGAGGCGCAAGAACGCACCCTCACCAGCAAAGAGCGCCACGCCATCCGCCGCGGCGAACGCGCCAAGAAGCGTTTCATCGAAGCCAACCTGCGGCTGGTGGTGCATTGCGCCAAGAAGTACGCCCGCAACTCGCTCCAGTTCACCGAGCTGGGCGACCTCATCCAAGAGGGCTCAATCGGCTTGGTGCGGGCGGTGGAGCTGTTTGACCCCGAACGCGGCTACAAGTTCTCCACCTACGCCTACTGGTGGATCCGCCAGGCGATGACCCGCTCTATCGCTGTCACGGAGTGGGCCATCAAACGCCCATCCACCGTGGGAGAGCTGGCGATGCGGCTGCCCAAGCTGGTGCATACGCTCTCGCACGAGCTGGGGCGGACGCCGACCTCCGCTGAGATCGCCAAGGCGGCCAAGGTTTCACTGAGCGAGCTGAACCTGATGTACGAACGGGGGCGGGGGCTGGTGTCCCTTGACGCCTCCGTCTTGGATCGCGAAGACGGCAGCGGCCTTATCGAGATCATCGCGGACCCCGCCTCCTTCAACAGCGAAGACAACGACGCCGCTCTGGATCTGGAGCTGAACGAGGCGCGGCTCATTCCCGTCATCGATCAGCTCACCGACGTGGAGCGCCGCATCGTTGAGCTGCGCTATGGGCTCAACGGCAATCAGCCGCAGGCGCTCAACGCCATCGGCAGGGAGATCGGCGTGTCACGGGAGCGCATCCGGCAGGTGCTGGAGCGGTCCATTCGCCGGATGCGCTTCCTGCTCAATCAGCCTGTGCTGCCCGGTAACCGTACAGACGAAGCACCAGCCGTAGAAGCCACGGAACACGCGCCGGAACGCAGTAATCAGGCGCTATGGGGGCATCTTGTGCTGGAGGGGTTGCCGCTTGCGACTCGTAAAGCACAGTGGCAATCTCCAGCTCCGCAATACGGTGCGTGGCCTTCTTCACAATGCTCTGATACAGCATCAGTTGCTGCGTGAGGCTGCACGCAAGCTCCCCTATTTCTTCAGGTTTCTCGCGACTGTTGGCGCGGATAAGTCGCCGCGAATACTCCAGCTGTAACTCCGCGTTAACGCTGAGTTCTGGCACCATCCACTCGCCGAAACTCATCGTGTCACAAAGCAACCTAGGGCTAACGCAAGGTTGCCCCGTGCCGGCTCCAACGATTGAACGCCTGGAGACACCTGACGGCTACATCTGGCGCGTCACTTACGCCGGCATGACGCGCTACCACCGTCAGGACTGGCAAGCGTGGTGGCTGTTTGAGCTGGCGCGGGCTGCCTATTACGCCGGTGGCGGCTCGTGGTCTTAGGCGGCTTCGGGGCCTGGGCCGCACTCGCGCTCCAACCACTCCCGCGCATACGCCTCGGAATACGACATCAATGTGATGCCGTTGGCCGCGGCGATCCAGACCACCGCGCCGGTCTCCACTCGATCCATGCGGAACAAGCCGGGGGCGACTTCAACAGCAGAGGGGCGCATCAGCCGTTCGCGAGGATTGCCCAGCCGGTGCCAGGCCCTTCCACCATCCAGCGGGGGCCCAGGTTCGCCTTGGAATACGCCAGGCCGGCGCCCTTGGCGTTGAGATAGCCGCCGCGCACCAGATCCATCTCGCCGTAGGGGTCGTTCACCAGCACGTGCGAGGAGGTCACGCCGATGCTCAGGAGCCAGTGGCCGCCGCCCTGAGGCTTGGCGCTGGGGCCGTGGTGGAGGACGCCGATCGGCACCGGAATGCCGCGGCCGATGCTGCGCTCAATGTCCTCCCAGCCGCAGTTCTCTCGGTACTTGGCGCTGATGCCGTAACTCGCCAGCGCCTTGAGCTGAGCGTCGGCGCTGGTGGTGTCGCCATAGCTCAAGACGCGCTTGAGGTAGTCGTCATCGGCGTTGGCGCCGCTCAGTGCGCTCGGCTTCAGGTAGGCCACCAACATGGCGCAGGTGCTGCTGAAGCACATGCGCGGCCCCTGCCCCGGCACTTGGCTGTCGCGCTGGGAGTAGTACGGCACCCGCAGCGGATTGCTCACCGTCTGTTGCTGGAGCGGGGTGCTCACGTTGGCGGTGAACAGTGCCACCTCCGCTGCACGGCGGCGCTCCAACCCGACGCTCACCGCTTCACCGGCGTAAACCCACTTCGGTAGCTCCTCGGCCACCACCTTCGCCGGATCCTCCCCCGCCAATAGCCGCTTGCGCAGCGTGGACTCCTCCAAGGCGCCAGCGCCCAGATTGAAGGTGAACGACAGCAGCGCCGCGATGCGGTTGGGGCTCCACTTCTGCGCTATTGGCAGCAGGCGGAACACCGCCGGCGCATAGGTCTCCAGCACCTGCTGGCGCAGGAGCTTCTCGGCGGCTTCCTTGGTGCAGGTGTCACCGAGCTGCACGGCTCTGCCGCTGATGCTGGTGGCGCCATAGCCGATGGTGGGTACACCCGCGCTGCAGCGGTATGCCTCCAGCCGCAAGCCCTCCCACTGGCGCAGGAACGTCAGCGTCGGTGCCAACCACGCCGGATCAAGTGGCTCCTTGGCAGCAGGGGCGGAGCGGTATAGCTCCTCAAACTCCTTCAGCGCCTCGGGGGGCACCTGTTCCTGTAGGGCGTTCCACGCCGCGATCTGGTGCGGTAGCTCTCGGTAGAACCGCGCTGCGTCGGTGAGGCGGATCGTCACTGGCGCGACTCCAGCACAGCCACCCGCTGCTCCAGCGTGTTTAGCCGGGGATACAGCTCCTGGCGGTCGGCCTTGATCTCAGCGCGGAGGAGGCTCACCTCACCGGCGATGTGCTCGACGGCAGCGGTGAGCCGCACCACCGACTTTGCGGACTCTTCATCACGACGCACAAAGCTGCCGAGACCACCTGCGCCCACAGCCACAGCGGCTCCAACCAACGCTGCCCAGATTTCAATCACCGGCGGCGGCCCTTCTTTTTGTCGTTGCTGGCCTCCTGGGCAGCAGCGGCAATGCCTTTCAGCGCTGCCAGCACCAGCTGCACCCAACCGTTGGCCCGGACGCTGGGGATGTAGCTCAACAGCTCAGAGCCGGCCAACAGCGCAATGGCTAGGCCGGCGACTTCCTCAGGCGTCATGGGGCGCTGGTGTCTATGCCAAGGTTTCCCCGCGCCCTAGTTGCTCCCCTCTACCGCGGCTTAGAAGACCAGCACGTTGCGGCGCCTCACATTGGTCGTTTTGCTCAGCGCTGCGGCGTAACCCGTCAGAACATAGGTGCCGGTTGCGGCGAGTAGCTCGTCGGTATCTGACAGGTTGGCGTTGTTGCCGGTGAGCACAAAGCTGCCGAACGTCGCAGAAAGCAGGCGGCTGGTGCGGAGAGTGGCTGCATTGCCGCCAACCGTGAAAACGCCTGCGGTGGCAGTGAGCTGAACGGCTCTGAACGCTGACAGCGTGGCGGCGTTTCCGGTGAGGCTGAACGCTCCAGCGGTTACCGGCAAAGTGCGGCTCTGGGCCAGGCTGGCATCGTTGCCAGACAGCGCGAAGCTGCCGTTACCTGCTTCAACGCCGAACGCGCCCTGTTCCGTAAGGACAGCCGGGAAGCCGGTGAGCGCGAAGGCGCCGCTATCAGGGGCTACAGCCCAGGTACGGCGGAACGCTGCCCCGTTGGAGGCCAAACCAAATGCGCCCGCCGCAGCTCCGAGCTGACGGGCGTGCGTCTGCACCGCCGGCTGGCCTGTCAGTGCAAATGCACCGACATCCGCCAGAAGCTGCTTGGCCGACAGCTTGGTCAGCGTCGCGGCATTGCCAGCAACACTGAAGTTGCCTGCGGCGCAGCTGAGCTGGTATCCCTGCGTCAGCCCCGCTGGTTGTCCGGTGAGCGTGAAGGCGCCGACAATCGCGTCGATCTCGTAGGCGCCCAGCTCGGTGAGGCCGGCCGGGTTGCCGGTGAGGGTGAACGCGCCAGTGCCGCCTTGGATTGCCCACGTCCGGCGGAAGGTGGCGGGTTGGCCGGTTTCGGTGAAAGTGCCCGAGCCGCCGCTCAGGTACCAGCCGCGCAGCAGGGCAGGGGCGCCACCGCTTAGTGCGAAGCTGCTGGTGTTGGCCTCGATGCGCGGGTTGTGGCGGAGCGTGGCCGGTTGGCCGGTGGTGGTGAAGGTGCCAGCGGTGGCGCTAAGCACATACCCCTTCCGCACGGTGGCAGGGTTGCCAGTAAGCGTGAACGCACCGGTTTCGGCAGTGATGCGATCGGTGTCCGCCAACGTGGCGGGGTTGCCGGTGAAGCTGAACGCCCCACGCTCACCCGTCAATTTGACGGCGACCGTTAGCGATGGGGCACCGCCTGCAAGCGCAAATGCACCAGTGTTTGCTGCTATTGCACGCCCCTTGGCCAGCGTTGCAGGATGGCCAGTGGCGGTAAAGGTGCCAACACCCCCGTCAAGTCGGAAGTTTTGTCGAGTGCTGGCTGGTTGGCCGGTAAGCGTAAACGCACCAATGCCGCCATCAATTTTTGGGTTGTGGCGTGTTGTGGCTTGGTTGCCTGTAAGGGTGAAGCTGCCGGTGTCGGCGGTCAGTACCTTTGCTGCCGCCTTGGTCAGCGTGGCGGGGTTGCCGGTGAAGCTGAACGCACCAGTGCCACCCTCGATGCGGACGTTGTGGCGGGTGTCGGCGGGTTGGCCGGTTAATGCAAAAGCTGCTGTTTCTGCGGATAGTGTGGCTGGCTGAAACTCGGTAAGCGTTGCAGGCTGTCCGGTTAAAGAGAAACTGCCTACCTGCCCAGTGAGACTCCAGCCAATAAGTAGGTCCGTTGAACGGACCAGGCCACGCACCGCAGCGTCATAGTCATAAGTAGGGTCATAATCGCTATATGGACCTTCCTCAAATTGCCATCCCCAGACATATACGCCGGCGTCGCTAACGCCTGTATAGCTAGTAGAGGCACCTGAAACCAAGCCCGAAAATAATGCAACAGTCCCGGCGCTGTCAGTGCCTGTATAAATCGCGGTGCTATAAGCCCTGTACCAGCCGTTGCCTACGCTGGTGATGCCGCTAGCTATAACATTAGAACCCGTTCGAGTGATTGTGCCGGATGCAGGATCTACGCGGACGCCTACACTGCTCCATCCGCTTACAAGACTTAGCAGTTCAAATTGACGCGACGCTGCGCCAGCATAGTCTTTGATATAGCCAGATAGTGTGTAGGTCTTGCCCGAGCGAAGAAATGATCTGGCATTGAAACCATGGATACTTAACGCAGTTGTTTCTAAAAGAAGTGCGCCGGTGTTAGTTCCATCAGGTGCAGTTGTTGAAGCTCCTGTGAGTGTTGCGTTACTAACTGAGTAGTACGGCGCGGGCTGTTTAGAGAAGTCGTCGCTATATGGAACGATGTTCCGCTCAGGTAGGCGGAAGTCGCCGCGATCTGCAGGGAGATTGAACTGTGCAAGCTCGCGGACCGCCACGTGGACGGCGGCGCGGTCGTCGCTGGCGGTCGTAAAACCAACTAAGCGGGCACCTTGGCCGGCGGTGGTCTCGCGGACCATCGCGGCTGTGTAGTTGCCGAAATCAATACTGGTGAGCGATGTGCTGTTCGCGCCAGTCGTCGGGGGTGCGTTAAGACCTGAGTAGGCGGCTGCATAGCGCAGGCTGTTTGTGCCAGGAGTGCCGTCATCGACACTCTGCTGGGCCATCGTGCCATCGCCTGCCAGCAGCACGATGCCGGTGACGTTGGTGTTGGTTAGCGCCGTGACCGTGGCCGCCGACGCGTACATGATCGCGGCGTTGCTGGTCCGGTTGACCGTGATCGTCTGGTTGCCGCTGGGTAGCCCGGATCCGGCAAAGAACAGATCCGTCCGGCCAGCTTCACCGGCGCCATCGATTGCGGCGCCGCCTTCAACTCGCGTCAGTGTGACGCTGCCGTAGGTGACGATACCAACCGGATCAAGAGTGCTGTTGGCGACATGCACAAAAACGAGCACACCCTGAGGCGTGCCCGTCTGTGTATGCGTCCAGCTGAACGCCGTCTGGTTGGTTGAGCCTGTCGTCCCTGTATGGGACTCCGAGGCAGAGCTATGGGCAACAGCCATGGTCCTGCCTCCGTCTCAGTTATCAGGCCAATGTCAGGATGCCAGCAGCGTCCCAGGTGATCGTGAAGGTTTCGCCGTTCAGCAGGTCAACGGCCGCACCGTAGTCGTACCAGCCGATCAGTTCGTCGTTGGTGGCAGTGTCGTTGTAAAGCACGACGTAGCGGAACGTCGGCACCGTGCCGGTGGCAGTCAGCACCAGATCGTTGGCGTCCAGCTTGTAGGTGCCGCTGGTCTGAGCGGAAGTTACGCCGGCTAGGTTGCGGCCGGTGGTCGTGCCGTTCTGGATGTTGGTATAGCTGATCTGGGTAATGTTGCTCAGCTGCGTGTTGGTCGCCAGCGGAGCGCTGTTGGTCAAGGCCACCGTGAGGGTGTCGCTGCCGAGGTTGTGGGTCTTCTCGGCCAGTGCCTCAACGAAGGACTGGAACTTGTTGAAGGTGGCCATTTAGCGGCGACGGGGCAGGTGCCCTAAGTTGCCCGCGCTCAAAAGCCGACCGAGACGTTGAACTCAGCCACCGTGCCGGTCACCGCCAGGATCTTGACCCATACATAGGCGCCGGATGGCACTGGCTGATTCTGAAGCGTGGCGCTGTCGCCGGTGGTGGTGTTCGTCACCGTGTCCGTCGTCGCCAGCGTGCCAGCCGTCGTGCGGTCCGCGCCATAACGCAGCTCATACTCCACACTGCCGCTGCTCACCAGTGCCGTAACGCTGGTGATGGTGGTTTCTGCCACGGTGCGGAAGAACGTGAAGCTGTCGCCCACCTGAGGGCCAGCAATCGTGATGCTGCGCGGCAGCGACGGGGCTGCCGGACCCTGCGGGCCGGGGGTAGCGACCTCAAGCGTTACGGGGGCAGCCGGTGCCGTTAGCTCAATGACCTGCTCCGATACCTGCTGCACCAGCACATGGCCGGTGCTCACCAGCTCAACGCTGTTGCTCATGGCGTCGTAAAGCCCTCACTCGGGCGCACCAGTCCCTCCAAGTAATACTCGCGGAGACCGCTCGGGTTCACCAGCATCACGTCGTAGTGCGCGTAGCCGCCCAGCGGCAACGTGGCGGTGATGGCATAGGGCAGCTTCAGCTGCACCGCGCCGGTGGCAGCGCTCGTGACCGTCACCACAAAGTCGCCGTACTTGTTCGCGCGGTCCTTGTCCCAGCAGCTGGCGTACACGCTCCAGCCGGTGAGGTTGATGCCGGTGCCGGTGGAGTCCTTGAACTGGAGCGTCAGCACGTAGTCCGCCCGGCGCTGGGGGCGGATGTTGTACGTGGCGGGCGAGACGGGCATAGCCGAGATTGCCTGCAGCGCCTCACTTGGTGTCGTTCAACTGCTGCTGCAGGTACTGGCGCATCGCCTTGTCCGCTGCTGTGGGGTTCGGCTTGAGATCCAGCTCAAAGATCCGGTCGCGCAGCTGCTGGCGGCGGGCCTCACGGAACTGCGCCTCCACCTCCTGCGACTTCGCGTAACGGCTATCCAGCGCGACAGAGGTGGTGACGATGGTAGTCAGCAGCGCAAGGGCAGTGCCAAGTGCCGTAATGACTTTGGGGCTCATGTGGCGCCCTCGCCTTGGAGGCCGTCTGGGCCAGTCGTGATGGTGAGGCGCACCTGATGCTGGGGGCCCGCGCCCTCCGGCACCGCCACCGTCTGTGCCTCAGAGCCGGGGTACGCCCAGATGATACGGCCGCTGAGCTGGTCGAGGTCACCATCGCCCTCCCAGTCCACCAGATACACCCGCCACTTGCGCAGCGCCACCTCACGCTGGTAGCTGTTGATCGGCTCTAAGTCGGGGTTGCGGCGGATCACCACCTCCACCCCTCTGACTTTTGTGCCGGTGCTCATGCCCTCGCCCGTGGCGCGGACGCTAATAGCGGGGGTCTTGACACCATTGCCCAGCGTGTACTCGCCCAGCTGCTCCACCAGCAGGCTTTCCAGTTCCTGGCGCAGGGTGAGCACGTCCATGTGCCTAGGATTCCGCCGTTCGCAGCAGGTGGCCTGCCTCGATCCATCCCACGCCGGGGCGCTCGGGCAGCACAAAACGGTGCGTCAACAGCGGCTTGTCAATGTCGCGCATCAGCACATCGCCGCTGATGCGGCCCTGCACCAGCACCAAGCCGCCACGACAGTTCTGGCCTTCCCAGACCGGTGCCAACACCCACACTGCACCGTCGTCACTCTTGAAGGCGCGGGTCTCAGGTGTCGCCACCACCTCCTTGGCGGACGCCAAGATCTGGGGCCAGACCGTGAGCAACAGCGGCGGGTGGGCGTTCTCCGCCTTCAGCGCCAGCGCTACTGCCGCTACCTCCGGCTTGAAGGCGTCCTCGGCTCGCTCGCGTTCGCGGTAGCAGCAGAAGTCAGCAGCGCTGAACGGCTCCGGCTTGCGCTTGCTGTCGCGATTCAAGTTGGCGGTGAGCGCCATCATCTGGGCCTGCGGTAGTTCCGCAATGGCCGCGGCGTCGCGCTGGATCCGGTGCAGTTCGCGCCACGCCACCAACACCTCCCGCCGTAGTTCGCGGTGGAAGGTGCTGCGGTGGTACTGGCCGGGGAAGCCGGCGAATAGGTCAAACGCTATTGCGGGCCAGTTGGTTTCGGGTCGCTTCCACGTCCCCGCCGCCGCTTTCCCAAGTCATCCGCGCTAGGTGGCTCGGAAGGCATGTCCTCCGCCGCTTGCTCGTCCTGCGCCAGCTTCCAGAAGTCGTCGAACAGCGGCTTGGCCATGCCGTGGGTGTCCTCAACGCTCCACTCCGGTAGGCCGCAGCGCGATCGCACCAGCGCCGTGACGGTCGCCACCAAATTGCGTTGACCTGCTGCGGCGTAGACCTTCGCTACCTCGTTGATGCGCTCGGCGTGCTTGACGCGGATGGCCTCAGCTGCAGGCTCCAACTCCAGGCCGCTGATGGCTTTTTCGACGATCGCAAACGCCTCGGACAGGCTGATGCTCTCCTCGGTGGCGATGGCGTCCGCGATCTGGGCGCCCCGCACAAAGCTGCTCTGCTCAGACGCCAACAGCTCAGAAATGGTGGCGGATTCGCCGACCGTTAAGCCGCCACGGACTTCCACCTCCAGCTCGCCCACCTGCGGATTGCCCAGACGACGCTTCTGCGTGGGTGCTGGTGGTGTGATGAACGGCAGCATGAATTAACGGGCAGTGATTTGTTGTACCAGCCTAAGGTCAGATTGCTTGCGAAGGAATGCGTAGCGATTGGCTTGGGTTTGCTGCTGCGCACGCTGCAGCAGGGCTTGGGCGTTGGTGGGGGTGGGCTCGGGCATGGCTAGGCGAGGCGGGTGATGGAGGTTGGTGGGGTGAAGCTAGCGCCGGTGTAGAGGGCTTTGCCGGCGGTGTAGCGGATGCACTTAACAGCCGGCCTAATGCTCGGCACTCCTGCTGCCTCAGGATCCTGCTGTTGGCGCAAAACTGGGATATAATAGTTGTAGCCACCGAACATCCAGAAGCTATTACTGCTAGTGCCGCTAAAGGTTAAAGGAGTGTATAAAATGTCTTCTGGGGAAATCGGTGCGTTGAATCCCCAGTTGCCAATAGGGGCCGCAGCCAAGAGTTTGCCATCAGCGTAAAACCTAAATTGCAGGCCGTCATAGACAAACGCAAAGTGGAAAAAGCCGGTGCCTATTGTTCTTGGGAATGCTATATTGGAGTAAGAAGGTTGCCCTACGTAGCCTTCCCCCGTTGCCGCCGTCAAGAGGCGGATGACATTTGTAACATTCTTTGTCAATGGGTCAACACTTAAAGCCCTAAAGTCAGTACCGGAAGATGGTATGTGGGACAACTCTATTCTAACCGTGACAAACTCCGAAAAGAAACTAATAAAGTTATAGGCAGATGAACTCCCAATTCTGCAGATTGCTTCGTATGTCAGCTTCTCGGGAACTTGGTTAAATCGAGACGTTATTTTGGCGTCTATAGTAGAGCCTGGCCTAATAAATAATCTGTTATACCCCAGATAATTCTCAGGCGGGCTGAAGTGCTCCCAGCTGCCCTCGGTAACGATGGGCAGATTGGGCGCTACTTTTACTCCAGCAAGAGCAGGGTGTCCGTTTGGGTCGGGGCCAAATATGTAAGTAGGACCAAGTTTAGGCCCTGCCTTAATACTGCTTCCGTACAAGGCTGTCCCTTGTGCTGTGCTGTCGGATTCTCCGCTAAATGCCAAAGGCCAGGTATAAGGAAGCGTCGTGTATGGCCGCGGCAGCGCTAGATAGCTGTCATCGTTTGTGTTTGTGTTTGTGCCCGACGCGCCAGCGCCACCAAGCTGCGGCAGGGGCTTGCGCTTAAAAGGCGCTGTGACTGGGGACGTTGGCACGGCCCGCCCACCGGTTTGTGTGCCGGTGCGGCTGCTGCGGACGCGATTCTCGCCTCCAGCGGCACCAGACTTCGCCACCTGCTCCTGTCCGCTAGCGGCCGCCTTCTGCTGACCAGTGCCCTCAAGCGCCACTTGGCGCTGCGCTTGGCGCTGCACGCGATCACGCTGGAGCAGCAGCTCACGATCAACTCGGACGTTGATCTCGGTGCTCATCAGTCGTCCGTCCGCAGGCTGATGCGATATGTCTGCGTCTGGCCCACTGCCAACGCAATATTGGGTGACTCCGTGATGATGCTATGCGGGTACGTCGCCCCGTCGATGTAGATCACCACAGTGTCATAGCTGTAGGACGTACCGCTGCAGGTAAACTCTGCGTCGATGTCAGGCAGCACATACGCCAGCGCTGTGCCGTCCCATGCGCCGGTGCCGATCACCTCGCTATAGCGCACGTAGCCGTTGCCGCTCTTCTCAACGCTCTGCCAGTTGGTTACCGTGCTGTTCGCCGTATAGCCGGTGACCCCCACCTCACACAGCATCACCTTCAGCGTTTCGCCCTCGTAGGCGAGCCCCGCTAGGCGCTCCAGCTCTTTCTGGCTGATCGTTGTGGTTTGGGCCATGGATCAAGCCACCGTGAAGGTGAAGATGCCCGAGGCGTTCCAGACGATCTTGAACTGGGTGCCGTCGCCAGCTGTCTGGCTACCGCCGAAGTCGATGAACGCCAGCGGGGGGTCGTTGGCGTTTGTGTCGTTGAACAAAATGCCGTAGGACGCTGTGAGGTTCCCGCCGCTGGCCGTCCAGGTCACGTCGTCTGCGTCAAACTTGGCGTCGTTGGTGGTGACGGTGCTCACCGCCACGTTGGCGAGGGCCTGACCCCCAGTGGTGTAGCCGTTGGCGCCAGCGACCTCAGTGCCACCGGTCGCGGCCAGAGTGGTGTTGGTGGCGTCGAAGGTGGCAGCGGTCAGCAGCTTGACCTTGTAGGTGTGACTCACTGCGAAGCTGCCGTCCGCAAACTTGGCTGCCGTGTGGTTGTAGACGCTGATTGTGACGGCCATGTAGCGGACGCTTTGCCGCTAGGTTGCCTGTTAGGCATCTGGGAACGGTTGGCTCGGTGGCGTGAAGGCGCTGGTGTAGCGGGCGACGTCCTTGGTGATCCGCACTTCGTCGATATAGCCAGCAAAATCGCCACTCCAGTACCGGCCGATGCGAAGGTTTGTTGCTGACGTGGTGAAGGTCGCAGAGGTGGTGGCAGAAGTGCCGGCGACACCATCTAAGAAGGCAGTGAGAGTAGTTCCAGAGCGAACGAAAGCCGCGTGATACCAAGTTGCGGTGCTCAACGTGCCTGTGGCACACAGCGCACTCGACGAGCTGGACGGATAATTCCAGATTGAAAGCTTGTTGGACTGCTGAGGATGATTCAAGACGATCACAAAAGCAGTCCCGCCGAAGGAGCCTGCGCCGTTTGAGATGACGCCGGACTGTTTCATGGTATTGATGTATAGCCAGAACTCAATCGTGAAATCACCGCTAAAGGTGAACGCTGCGTCGCTGGCTGCCGTGAGCCAGTCGGTGGTGCCGTCAAACAGGGCGCTTGCGCCACCGAACTTACTTTGCGCGGTGCTGATCTGAGCGTTGCCGTTGACTGTGATGGCCCTCGCGGCAGCACTGCTATCAGTAAATGTTGTTGAACCGTTGCTGCCATTCATGTGGAGTAGCAAGCTGACGTTGCTGAACTCGGGATCGCCATCGGGGCCGGCCTGAGCTGGTGCCAGGCTCGCGCACGCAATGTCGATTGCAGGCACAGCAATGCTTGTTCCTGTTGCTATCAGTGGGACAAGCGCAGCAACCGCCACGTCCGCCACCGGAGCAAACAGCAGAGCCCCGGAGCTTCCTGCCGACAGCGGCACCAAGGCCGCGATCGCTACGTCGGCCGCGGGCACAGCCATTGACGCTCCGGTCTGCACCAATGGCGCGACCCCGGCCACAGCGATCACAAGGGTCGGTACGTTCAGGCTCACGTCGTTGATTACATCCGGCGCAAGCGCTGTCAGCACGATGCCGCTCACGCCAGCGGGCACAACAGCACCTATAGAGACCAAAGGTGCTAACCCTGCCATGCTGATGTCAATGGCTGTTGGCACATTTACCAACAGCACGCGGTAGCCCAGCACCTTTGCCTTGACCGCCGGTGTCAGCGTCACCAAGGGGCGCGTCAGGGCATACGGGATGCTCGTCACTTGCACCGATGCCCGAGTGCGGCCGTTGACGGTCACGCGCTCGTTGGCCACAGGCACCAGCGTCTCCACATTCAGCGTCACGCCAGGCGTTGGGCCACGGTTGACCCAAGCGCCGCTTTCCTTCACCCAGATGTCACTGGTGGCCAGATCCACTACGCCGTCACCATTGACCGCGCTGGGGAACGCAGCGTTGAGCGTGGTCTGGGCGTTGGTGCCGACTGTGGCGACGTCGCCAATGATCTGGCTGGGGGCTGTGTTCGTTGTCGCTGGGGTGGTAGGCAGCGTCGTGATGCCCGGCGCCACAGGGAACCATGTGTCGGTGCTCCCACCAATGGCGCCTGCCCCGCCCATGAACAGCGCATCGGTCGAGACCACAATGCCGTTGGAGTCGAACGTCCAGCTGGTGCCGTTGGTGCGGTAGGAAGCCGTGACACCACCCACCGAGATGTAGAACGGCGCGAACGGCGCGGTCGGCAGATACTCGGGTGCCGTCTGGACGTTCAGCCCGTAGCGGTTGCCATGCAGCAGCTGGTTCTGGGCACGGCCAAATGCCCGAGCCTTGGACGCTGCGTCACTGGGGATTGCCAGGTAGGTGACGTTGGGGCAGGTGCCGGTGCGCAGGAACGTGTCATCCGGTGCATATGGCATGGACAGCAACACGACGCTGTCGCCGGAGCCGCCGGTAATCAGCTCAATCTTCGACTCTGAGGCGGTGCTGTACCCCCCGCTTTCATTGCTGGGGCTGGTGCCGCTGTCGTCCTTCTTGGCCGTGGCGTTGTAAACCTGATCGGCTTGGGACGGCCGTGCCTGCAGCGCCGCCTCTCGCCCTGAGCTGTGCGAGCGCTGCACCCCGACATAGGCAAGGCTGGTGCAGGAACTCAGGAAGTCGTTGAGGTTCTGGCCGTTGGCCACACGCGCTGCGATGTCCTGCTGACCTCCCGGCGTGTACGCATACGCCCGATAGGTCACCGTCGTTGAACCGGTGATCGGGATGTCAAGCGTGTCGGTCTTTGATGGGTCAAAGGCGTTCTGCTTCACTACAGCTCGGTTGCCGTGCTTATACGTCGTCTCCGTTCTCTCGCTCAGAACCACGCCGCCGGGAATGGTAATGAAGTCGTCGTTCTCGTCCACGTAGCCAGGGGCTACAGCGCCGACGATGGCGATCACAGGCTCATAGCGCTCCGTGATTTCGCTTGACACTTGGTCGTAACCGTCTGGCAGCACCTTCTTGCCGTAGTTCTGCTCCAGCCGTTGAGTGTTGTCGCGCTCAACCCAGCTGGAGCCATCCCACACATACTCTTTGCCGCACTCGCTGGTGACCTTGTAAACCCGATCCGACATGCCGGGGGTTGGCAAGTCACCAACGTTGCTGACGGTGTAGACGAATAGCGCCGGCGGTGCTGATGTGGTGGCAAAGCTCGGTGACTTGTAATAGCTGTAACGCGTGACGGTTGTCGTCTCATAGGTGGCACTACCGCTTGCTGGCGCACTGCTGCCGGTGCGGTCGGCGTACTCCAGTGCGGCCACGATGTAGGAGGCGTTGACTGCCGCAGCACAGACTCGCTCTGTAGTGGTACGGGTTACAACGCGATCAAAGGCGTCGTAGGTCTGATGGGTGGTTGAGCGGGGGATGTAAGAGAACGATTTTGTGACACTGGTGCCGTTTGCTTTGTTGAACGTGACCGTGACATCCGTTGACGAACCCGTCACGGTGTCGCCAGAGCCAGCCCCCCATCCGCCGACTTCCTGCTGCTGCTGCCCCTCGGCCGTGCCGTCTGGAATCGGCTCCTGCGTGACAGGCTCCGGATCCTTGAGCTTCAGCGTGCTGTAGTTGACGTAGACCGTTTCACCAGGCAGCTCGCCAACGCCGATCGGGGCGATGTCAATGATCTTGCTCTGATCCAGTACCGGACCGCTGCCACCGGATTCGCTAAGCGAGAAGGACGCCAAAGAGATGGTGCCCTGCATGTATCCACACTTGCACTCAGAGACCATCAGATCGCTGAGGATGGAGACGTAGCCGGCGCTGAAGTCGAACGCTGAGATCGAAAACTTGTTCGTCAGGCCGGGTACGCCGCCGATGCCAAGGCGGCTGGCGCACTGTGCTGCCACCGAGGAGGCAAAGATCGGACGCGTGACGATCGCCAGCTCCTCCTCTGTGACATCGCTATTCAGCGGGTCGCTGAAGATGCTCCATAGGATCGGCTCACGCTTGTTCTGCTGCAGCGTCAGCTTGCAGCCCACCTGCACTGTCGTCGTGCGGCGGAATGGATCGGCAAAACTGCTGATCACCACCAGACCACGCGGGATCGTGCGCGTCACGCCACTCTTGACGTAGGTGAAGGTCACAGCAGTGCCCACCGCTGGGCTGATCAGGCCGTCAATGACGCAGTTGCCCTTGGTCTTGATCAGACCGGTGCCTTGGATGTAGTCGTCCGAGACGCTGCCACTGATCAGCGTGCCGAGGTTGCAGGTGACAGTGGCGCGGATGTCGATGGCCATCAGAGGATCTGTAGCACTGTCAGAGTCACGTTGTAACGGGTGGTCTTCACACCGGACACCACCGCAACCTCAGCCGTTGAGGTCGGGGGGCTGATCGGGAACCAACTGCCCGCACTCGGCACTGCGCCAATGGTGCTGTCGTACCACGCCAGCAAGTTGGGGTAGGTGCCGCTGGAGATGTAGCCCTCCACTTGGCGAACCTTGTGCGCCACCAGCGGCCCCGTGACGTAGCTGGTGCCTGTTGCGGTCAGCGCCACGTTCGGACCGTCCTGGCGGGTGTCCATGGGCTTGGTCAGCGTCACCGTGACTGCGGTGCCGCCACTGCCAAAGGTGATCGTGCCGAGGTTGGGCTTGTCCTTGTCTTTGTCCTTCTCGATGCCGCGCAGCAGCACCTGCAGCGCTTGAGCGGCATCCACCATCACCACCGTGGCGGAGACAAAGGCGCCGGCTTGCTCACCAGATGGTGGGTCCGCAAACCAACAGGCGAGGTTGGTGACGCTCAGGTTGTTGGTGTTGGTGATCGTCAGCGCGATCGTGGTGCCGACCACGCCGGAGAGCAGCGTGTCCTGATCCTGGATGCGGGTGCTGCGCCAGCTGTTGTACTCGCTCACCAGCGTCTGCCACTCGGCGGGGGTGAGCAGACCGCTGATGCGGAATGTGCGGGCGGTGAGGCCGGAGCGGGCTTCACCCTCGTAGCCGAAGGGCTGGGCCGTCAGGCGGTTGGTGCTGAAGCTGCCGATTGTGACTGTCATTGGACTGCAGAGTTGAGGACGTTGCCAAAGGTCGTAACGCCGCCGCCCGAATCGACGTTCACAGTGACCGCCCACGTCTTCTCGGCGAGCTTGCCAACCTGCTTTGCCAAGACACTGTTGACGCCCAGCAGCTCTTTGTTAATAGCTGCAACGTCGGCTTGTGCGGTTGAGAGGTTATTCCTGCTTTCGTTCTCTTTTTGTACGGCAGTAATAAAGTCGTCAACCTTCTTGAAGCTTGCTACGGATGCGTCTGGGCCGGCAGCGCCAAAAAAGGGTTTGCCGTTGATAGTGCCGAACTGCTTCTTATCGCCGCGAGAGCCGGCAATAATGCTGCGTAGCTCATTGATCAGACTGTTATCAAGACTGAGCCCTTGTTCCTTTAGTATCTTGGATGCTATTGATATGGAACGTTCAAGATCCGGGCCAAGGCGTGCGGTGGCTGTATTTAGCCTGACCTGCCGTTGTTCTGGGCGCAAGAACCGATTAAGCCCCTCGTCAGGATTGGCTTGGATGCCTGATAGCTCAAGCCGTGCTTGCGTCAGGCGATTTGCTGCGCCGGTCACAACGTCAGCGATTTGGCGGGCGCCATCAACCATTGCAGTCTTAAAAGCAATCGCAGCAGCTACAAGCTCCTTGCCAGCGGCAAGTTGTTCTGGGCGTGAAGCCTTTGGATCGTTCAGGAGATTAGAGTAGTTGGTAAAGGCTGCCTGCCTGTCCTTTCGTGCGGCGTCAATAGTGGCCCGGATGTTGTTGATTTCTTGAACTGGGGCGGGCTTTAGGCGCTCAACCTGCTGCCTTAAATAAGCTCTGCGCTCTTCTTGGTTGGCAAACAGGTCTTTCTTGGCTTGCTCGCGAATGCTGGCGGCCTTGCTGGGGTTATCTTTGATGGCAAGATCACGGTCGCGAATGATCTTTTGCTGTTGCAGGTAGAACAGCTGGAGCTTGTACCCCTGCGCGGTGGCTTGGGTGATCCTGTAGTCCAGTTGGCTGGCAGCAGCTCTCTCCTTTGCCAGAGCAACGGCGCGGGCCTCAAGGGCGTTGATCTCCTGCTGAGTTCGGCGCTGACGGTCAGCGATGACCCCACGCTGCCGTGCTTCGTCTAGCGCAACCTTGTTGGCGGTTTCGACATCAGGGACAACCTTAAAAGCGGCTAGCGTATTACGTCTCAGCAGAATCTGAGCCGCGGCCTGTTGACCATACTGAGCTTTAACGTCATCAACAGTTGTACGAAAATCTCCCTCCCCTATGCGCTGATTAGCTCCGGGCCCTGTGGGTTTACCCCCTAAGGCGCGATTTAGCACTCCCAGCAAAGCCGCCATTGGTCCTGCTACTAGCTTTGCTGTGGTAACTCCCAGCTCCGAGTAGGTGCGGTTCAACTCGTCCTGAGCTGCGGCCAGATTATTGATTTCCTTGGTGCTGCCAAAACGCTTGACAAAGTCTATTTGGATCTGGAGCGCAGCCTCTGCTGTCTTTCCGTTATCAATAAGGTTCTGGATATTCTTCTCAACAGCACGCGACGACAGTAGAGCGGCTTCCTTAAGTGCCTGGAAGCTTTCTACTGGCTTGTTTAACGCGTCGCCAATGGTCTTCAGCTTGGCAAGGGCGGCATCAAACTGGGCGCCAACGGCGGTGCCGAGCAGCGACAGTCCAAAGCCAAAGTTTCCGCCCAGCTTGCCGCCGGTGAAGCCGCCCAAGCTACCGCCCAAGCTGGCGCCCAGACCTTGACCAAATAGCAGCGGGAATGCGCCACCAATCAGGGCGTCGCCCAGTGCAGCATTGGAACGCTGCGCACCCTGCAGCCGACGCTGCGCACCCTGCAGCCGACGCTGCCGCGCCAGATCCGCAGGTGAGCCTGGAATCACTTGTCCGTTAATCAGGCGTCCGCTGACGGGGATCGCTGGACCTCGTATCTGAGCTTGCGTTGCTTGCCGGGCAATGTCTGCTGGTGAGCCCGGTATCACGCGCCCGTTGATCAGGCGCCCAGAAACGGGTAGCGATGGGCCACCACGACGCTCAAGGTCGCGTTGAGCTTTGGCTTGCGCTTGTGTTGCGGCTAGCTTTTCTCTCGCAACGGTCAGCTGGTCACGGAGCTGTTGCGTGATCTGTTTGGCCGTGCCAAGTTCACCAGTCCTAAGTGCACTATCTAGATCTGCGTATAGCTTCTTGATCTGCGTTACATCAGCGCCTTGGCGTTGAAGTTGTAGCCCTGCTGCGCCAATGCTCAACTGCGCCGATTGCAGCGAAGCTCTTGTCGCTAAGGAGCTAGCGGGGCCACCCTGCCCGGCGCGGCGTGCTTCTTGGCGACGCTGCTCCTCAAGAAACGCTGGTGAGCCAGGTAGATCCTTGCGACCACGAATGGGCTCGCTAGGCCCACCGACTCGGGCAGCGCGATCCGTCAGACGCTGCAGTTCGCGGGTGCGGCGGAGGCGCGCCTCGGTCAGCGTCACTTGCTGTCCAAGCTGAGCAGTGATCTGACGGGCGCTGCCAAACTGGCGCTCAGCTAATGCGGTATCAAGCTGCGCCAGCCGAATCTGGAGCGCCCCCACATTTGCGCCTTGCTGCTGCAGCCGCGCAATTCGCTGGTCAAGTGCGAATCGACGCTGCTGAGCACGCTCGTTTGCCAACAGTGACTCCGAAGCGCCGCCCTGACGCGCACCACGATCCAAGATCTGGCGGCGCAGACGCTCCCGGGCTTCTAGAAACGCCGGAGAGCCAGGGATGTTTCGGCTGCCGCGAATAGAGTCACGCGGACCTCCAGCAGTAGCCGATGCTCTGAGCTGGCGTTCTTCGCGACGGCGCTGCTCCGCAAGGAACCGCGGAGATCCGGGGAGGTCAAGCCGCCCTTGGATGGGCTCGCGGGGGCCTCCGAGCCGAGCTGTGCGCTCAACTGCACGCTGAACATCGCGCTCACGCCGAGCGCGTGCTTCCGTCAAAGTGACTTGCCGCTCCAGCTCACGGGACAGCTGGCGGGCAGTTCCGAACTGACGCTGCGCATAGGAGGTGGTCAGCTCGCCCAGCTGGCGCCGGAGCGACTGTGTTGCGACACCACGCTCCTCAAGCCGCTCAATTCGCTGCGAAATCTTGAAGCGGCGATCCTGCGCTCGCTCCAACGCAAAGATTGACTCGCGGGCTCCCCCCATCGCAGCACCGACCGCTGCGTTCTGGCGCTGCACACGCTCCTGACGCCGGAGGGTAGCTAATCGGCGCTCCTCCAACGTGATCTGGCGGGCTAGCTCCTGCCCACGCTGCCGGAATGACCCAAACTGACGGCGGGATTGCGCCTCGGTCAAAGCGCCCAGTTGGACGCGCAGACGGGCGACATTGGCGCCCTGCTCCTCCAGCGTGTCAATCCGCCGGGCCAGGCGGAACCGGCGCTCTTGCGCAATCTCTAGGGCGCGTACACCTTCACGCGCACCACCCTGTCGCGCTGCTCGGTCAATGCGCCGTTGCTCCTCTGCGTCTGCCCTACGGCGACGCCGATCCGCAGCTTCTTGTTGACGCTGCTGGCGGTTGATCTCGTTGGCAGCAGCGCTGGCAGAAGAACGGGTTTGGCCAGGACGCCCAGTGACGTCGCCCAGCTGCTGCTGAATTAGCTGACGCGCCTGCCGAAGGCTCTCCTCAAACGCACGGATGTCAACTGTTAGCCGTAGCTGAGCCTCGCCTAGGTTCTCCGCCACGTCTACCGGTTGGGGCCTGTATTGCGAGATTGCCGCCGGAAACCTCGGTCATGGCTTCCGCTCTCTCCGCTTTATCCAACGCCACCGCCACTTTTCAGGTGGCGGGCACGGGCGTGGTCACTGACCCGGAAACAGGGAACGTGTCGCCCGCGGGAGCCACGGTCACAGTGGCGTTGTTCCTGAGCGCCGCACAGACGCGGGTGCTGCGGTACCCAGGAGTTGATACCACGGAGACCGTCTACGAAGGCTATGCCTTGGACGCGCTAGACCCTCGTATTGAGATCGGCGTTACAGGTGTCCTGACGTTTGCGGGGGAGCCGACGCTTGATTGCGAAGTGCGCTCTGTTCGTCTGCCTTACGGGAAGACGGGGCTGCTCGGCGAGACCCTCAACAGCGTGCTTGGCGAGAAGGTGCAGCTGGTGAGCAGAGGCCAAGCGTGACGGTCGCCATCAAGCAGTGGAACGCCGCAAGGTTGCTAGCGAAAGTTGCAACCACGCTTGAGAAGTCCGGTGCCGTCTACAGCGAGACGGCAGTGCTACAGATGTCCAACCCCATATGGGACTGGGACTGGGCGACGCTGCGCTATGAAAGCCTGTTGATGGGGGGTACGCGTGAGCCCGGTCGTCTTGGCGTAATCGTTGGTAAGGGGCCGCGGGACATCGTAGATACAGGGCGCCTGCTGGATTCGATGACGAAACCACTCGTGATCCGAGAGCGAGGCAAAGCGTCTATGGTCATTGCGTGGACAGCTCCTTATGCCGAGCGGGTGCGGACCGGTGGGTATTACGGTTCCTACATCAACCCGCGTGGCCAAGAAGTCACTGTCGGCTACAGGCCGGGCCGCGATTGGATCGCCGCCACCTTCAAAGCCAGGCCGGCAGAGCGGGTGTTTGCCGACATCTGGCGCAGTTTCAAGGGCACATAAAAAGGCCAGCCCCCACGCTGGGAAGGGGCTAGCCATCAGAGTCCCGAGTCCCTTGGCTTAGATCAGACGTTGGTCTCTGCGGTCCAAGTGTAGGCGCCGTAGCCGGTGAGAGTGAAGCTCACCTGGGCAATGTTGCCGGCTTGGATGTCCTCAGAGAAGTCGGTTACGAACGCAACGCCGGCGTGCTTCTCTGGGTTGCCGGTGGCGCTCATCTCGGGCGACTCGCGATACCACTCCACCGTCTTGGTGCTGGAGTTGAGTGCCGCGTCCTTCAGAATGGCGTAGCCGGCGTCATTCAGGTCCAGGTTCATCTGGCACGGAATGCTGTAGCTCTGCGATACCGGAATCTGGGCCTTGAAGCCCTGGGTCGAGCCGTAGTCCAGCACTTCCTGGGTGTCGGTGCTGCCTTGGATGCCGGCATTCACCAGCGACAGCACCTCGGTCATGCCGGTGCTAGTCGTTGGTGCGGTGCTGGAGGTGGTGCCAGCCTTCACGTAAAACTTATACCCCAGCGAGGCAAAAAAGGCGCCGGTGGCCATTGGTGGGTCGGGAACGGGTTACCGCTAGGTTTCCCTCTAGGCGCAGTCCTCGGCTTCCAAAACGTCCCATGGCGTGGGGCGGGGGCAGACGTAGAGGTCGAAGCCGCGCACGTCGTGGTCTGTGGGGCTGGTGGCCACTAGCGCCAACTTCACCTGCTCCTGCGTCACGCCCAGCTCTATGCACACCTCGGGCAGGGCGCGGCCACGCTCCAGCATCTTTCGCGCCAGCTGCCCGATCCGGCGTACAGCGCCTGGCGCCTTCACAGACCAGTTGCCGTCCCGGATGAAGTGCAGCACGTCGCCCTCGCTGAAGGCGGTGAGGAGCGTGGAGAAGCGGCCCTTGGCGGGGTCGAAGGCGCGGCAGCACTTCACAAACGCTTGGTCAATGCAGCTAAAGACGTCGCTGCTATCGACGAAGGGGTACTTGCGGCACAGCTTGCGGCCCAGCAGGCGCAACAGCCCTTGGTGTTCGCGGTACATCCGCGCCACATGGCGCTGCTCTTCCGGTGTCAGTGGCGTGGCTAAGTAACCGGTGCGGGGGCGTCGCCGGACCGGTTGAGCACTACCTGTAGTGGGGGTGCAGTTTGCCATCCACTACCCATAGTAGCGGCTAGATGCGTACCTAACTGCGTTGGACTGCGCAGACGCCACCTAGCCCGCCGCGGGTCGTGCTGGTGCATAGGCAGCCCAAGATGGTGGCGAGGTGCGGCAGCACTGTCAGGGGCGTCACCGCCTCGGTCGTGGAGTTACCGACGTTGGTATTCCACTCAAGCTCCATGACGTCGAGCTTCAGGCGCTTCAGGTCGCGGTTGGGGATGCCGGGCACCAGCGCGGTAGAGGCGTTGGCGCTCCGCAGCAGCGTCGGTGTCGTCAGCAGCGCATTGGCGAGGTCAAACGTCGCTAGCTCGATCTCGCGGGGGATCTCGTCGTCAGCGGGGGCCTTGTCGCCGCACTCGGCGTCGGTGCGGGGCCACGACAGCGCTTGTGTCGGAGTGGCGCGGTCGCCGATCCAGCTCAGCGTCTCTAGGCCGTTGGTGGCGGTGATCAGGGCGCGGGCTTTGTCGTCGCTGGTGGCGGTGCTCCACGCCAAGGTGCCCAACATGCCGTTGGCGATGCTGTCGGCACCGGCGACGCTCAGGTAGCTGTTGGCGCTGGCGCTGCCGGCAGTCGCAACAATCGCAGGGGCGGGCATCGCTTTGCGTTATTCCCGAGGTTTCCGGTGTCAGCCGCGGCCCTGGCCGCGCCACTTCTTGCGGCCGTGGTTCGCCTTGCTGTGCTGGCCCTGGCCTTGGCGGGTGCGCTTTGGCTTGCCCGGCACATGCTCAGTGCGGGTGGCGGCTTTGGCTTTGGCCATGGCGTTTCCCCGATCTTTCCGGTGTCGGGGCAACTTCGGGTAGTGCTTTTGCCGCTGTAATGACTGAAAACGCCCCCGAAATCAGCAACGAGCTGGTGTCAGAAGCACCTAAGCCGGTGCGTAAGAAAGCGGCGAAGGCGGCTCCTGCGGCTGAGGGTGGTGGGAAGCGCGACTGGCAGAAGGTGGTGCCTGAGATCCGGCGTTTGCGCGATGAAGGGCGCAATGTGCCTGAGATCGCGGAGGAGCTGGAGTTGCCCTACGTGCTCGTCAATCAGGTGATGCTCCAGAGCTACAAGATGACCGTCAACACCATTGAGCACTTTGAGCGGCACGAAGAGCGTCGCATTGCTGGGGAGTGAGGCATAAAAAAGCCCCCGCTTGTGGCGGGGGCCTGAGTGATTCGCAACTCAAGCGTAGGTGCCGCTGTCGTATGCCGTGTTGACGAGCATCCGCACCAGAGGCACGTTCTTGGCGTTCTGGTAAGCCAAGGCCCAAGAGCCGGTGGCGCCCAGGTTGCCGGTGGTTGCCAGGTTGCTGGGGTTGTCGCCGGCGGCGGCCCAGCGGGTGCCGTTGACGTGGTAACCGTAGTGGTAGTCCACGATCAGCAGATCCTGGAAGGACGGCTTGTTGCGGTCCGTCTCCAGACGCAGCTCCTGCTGCACACCTTCGGCAATAACGCCGGAGCCGAACAGGTACACGGGGTACTTGTTCAGGTGGGTGCTGGTGCCGCCGCTGATGACGCCCAGTTGGTCGTCAACAATGACGCGCAGGCCGGCGAAGGTGTTGTAACCGACGCCGCTCAAGCCGGAGGCAGCTGAGACGGTGGAACCGCTCACCTGCACCTGCATGTAGCCCGTCTCCTCCAGATAGGCGGCGACGTTGCTGTGCATGGCGATGGCGGTCAGCTCGGAACCGCGCTCACCCAGCTTGTTCTTCGCCTTGATGACGTTGGCCGCCGTCAGGTAGTTCGCGCTGGTGGCAGTGGTGGTGCCGCTGGCGTTGTAGGTGTTGGCACCAAGAACGCCGCTGCCGCTGATGTTGCCGAACAGGCCGCCCAGTTGGGCGATCAGGGTGGCAGTCTTCAGCTTCGCGATGGCGGCGGCAAGCTGGTTGCCGACATGGCCGAGGGGGTCGGCGGAGGAACCCATCTTCGCCAGATCGTCGGTTCCGTACATGAAACCGCGATGCAGAATCGTCATGATCTGCTCGTCGGCAGTGACGTTCTGGGCCGTCAGATAGCCGGCGCCGCTGGTGCCCCACGTGTTCCCCGAGGTGATGGTCTCCTCGGTCGGGGCGATGTAGTCGAGGAACGGCACGCGGACGCGGGTGCCGCCAGCGCGGCAGTCCAGGGCGCTGTTGCGCTGGATCACGCCGGAGCTGAGGAACGCCGATTGCTCAAAAATGCGCTCCGAGGTGTAAGCGAGGAACTCGGGGCGGGTGATCAGGTTCGAGAGGAAAGTTCCTCCCATGTTCTGGAGCGACATGGCTCAAAAGTGCGGGGTTACCGTGGATTAGCCGCGGCCCGCCTCGGCCTTGAGGGCGCGGGCGAGGTCGGGTTGTTCTGCTTCCAGCCGCAGAGCCTCCGTCAGGTTGAAGGACTCCGCTTTGTAGGGGTTCACGACGCTGGAGAGGCCGTTGGCGCTGGGCGTGCTGCCCATGCCGCGGACGCCGTTGGCGGCGAAATGGTGCTCCCAGCCGGAGCCGGGGCTGCGCAACTGCGTGAGATAGGCGTTGAGCGGTTGCTCGATGCCGTTGTTGATCACCGTGGGGCCGCCGTCGCCGGTGCGGAGACGGTCGCGCAGGAGCCCGTACAGCTGTTCTGGGGCCAGCGCGTTGGCGCTGCTCATTTGCTGTAAGGCGGTGGCGCGGAGACGTTCGCTCTCGGCTTCGGCGTCCTTGGCTTGAAGCGCGGCTTCAAGCTCGGTGATGCGTTGCAGAAGGCGGGCGTTGTCGGCGTTGGCCTGCTCCCATAGCGTCTTGTACTCACCTTGATCGGCGAGTTGCTGCTGCTTGCCGCTCTTGAGTTCGCTCTCGCGATCTCGGAGCGCTTTCTCCAGTTCCCCCAGGCGCTCGTTCAGTCGCTTGTTCGCTTCGCCCTTGCTGAGATTGTCCGCCTGGACAAGCTCTAGCTTCCGGCGCAGAGAAGCGCTGTCGTCGCTGGTGGTCGTCGGGGCGGGTTGCTGAGCCACGGACTCAACAGGCTCCTCCACAGGAGGAACACCCTGGACTTGTTCAGTCACACAAAAGGCTGGAACTACAGCCGAGGTTGCCGCCCGCTACTAACGCGATTTCGCTGGCTGAGTTACACGAACTCCGGTAGCACAACGCAGCGGCAGAGCGGGTGTAATGGCGGGGCGCCGCGGGGGAACTCCCGCGGCGACGGTGCCACCGTGCCGTGGAGCGGGCGGCATACGGGGCAGGTGCGGGGGTCCAACACCGCGTTCCAACGCCATTGGCGCAGTTGCGGGAGTGGGGGTGCGGGTTGTGCGCCCGGTGGTATTGGCTGATTGGAGGCCGCGGCCAATACTTCGGCGGCACGTTCCTGCGCGGGTGTGACCGGTGCCCATAGCGCGGCGGCGCTGATGGAGCGGTAGCGCTCTGCCCACGCGTTGGCGACTGTGCCCTTGCTCACCACCGGCACCTCGCGGCCGTTGCTGGTGCGGACACCCACCACCTTCCGCGCTACCTCCTCTGTGCTGGGGTCGTAGAAGAAGGTGGCGATCACGCTGCGCTCCAGTAGCTGGAGCAGCTGTGACACAAATGGCGGGATGCCGGTGGTGGGGTTGGGCGTGAAGAGGCGCGAGACGCTGGTGCCCACCACGCGGGTGGTGTCCAACACCTCCGTGACGGGGCGTGAGTTCAAGGCCCCCTCGGGGAGGCGGAAGTAGCGCTGCACGGGGGGCAGCACCAGCGTCTCCGTCGTGATCAGGCGCGAGAGCAGTGACTCGCGTAGGAGGTCGTTCGCCTCCAAGAGCCACAGCACGATCTGGCGGCGTAGCTCGGGCCAGCGCAGGTAGCGCTCAAAGCGGGTGGCGGGGAGGTCGCGCAGCAGCAACGCGTAAATGCGGAGCGCCAGCTCGTAGAGGACGTCGCGGGCGTCGGCGTTGGTGAGGTCCTCGTTGCGGGTGATGGCGACCGCCAGCTCCCGTAGGTACTCGTCCGGCGTCACAGAGCCTCCCGCGCCTCCTCGTAGCCGGGAATCCCGGCCACGCATCTGGCGCGTTCGGCGTCGCGATCACGCACAACGGGGGCGTATGGCTCCATGAGCTGGTGGTGCAGCTCTTCGGCGGCCGCGGCTACCTCAGGGTCGCTGAGGTACTTCTCGCGGACCTCGCTCCAGGTGGGGTGGTGCGTCATGGCTCAGTTGGCATTGCGCCCAGGGCGGAGGGGGGTCTCCAGCGTCTGGCTGCTCAGTGACTCGCCCTGGCCGGCGCTGGGCGCTTGGAACGCCATGTCGGGACCGGCGGCGTTCAGGCGGTCCATCGCCTGTTGCTCCGCAAGGCGTTCGGCGGTGGCGCTCACCTCCGCGTCGATGTCCATCGTGGCGGGTAACACCTCGCCGTCCTGCAAAATGCGCAGGAGCGTCTCCTGGCTGATCGCGCCCTGCATGTAGAGCTGGAGCATCGCCGTGATCTCGTTGCCGCTCAGCAGGCGGCTGTCGTAGTCGCGGGGGATGTGGACCGTGGGTGGCTCGATGCCCACGTACTCAGCCGCCAGCTCAAACAGCTGCGTGATGCTGCGCTCCAAGTCGCCGCTGATGACGGCCATGATCGAGTCGCTATCGACGCGATCAAGGCGGCGGGCCTCGGCGGCGGCGTTAGTGAGGTTGGCTTGGGTAAGGGTGTTGATGCCGAGGCGGCCGATCTGGTCCTCCAGCTCTTTGAGGCACTTGAGCTGGGAGTCGAAGGCTTCGGACGTGGGTTGCACCCATTCGGCGCCGCCATCTGGGGGCAAAAGCAGCGCTGTGTTGACGCTGATGCCGATGGGTGAGTCGGAGTCGGGGTCGAAGCCGCGTAGCACCAGCATCGGGTTGGCGCCGACGTGGATGCTGTGGTGGAAGTCGCACCAGCGCTGCGCGTAGGCGATGCACAGATACGCCACTTCCTCCAGCGGGGGCGTGGACATCAAGTTGCCGGTGCGCTGGGCGTAGGTCGTCACCAGTGGGATGCGGCTCAAGCTGGTGCGGCCGCTGTCCACTAGCTCCCACTGGGGGCCCTGGCCGTAGGTGGTGGTCGTGGGACTGCGCCATAGCTCGTAGCCGCCCGGTGTCATCACGCGGATCTGGTCTTGTAGCTCCTCGCCGTAGGCGCCTTTGCTGGTGACCACGCGCTCGCGGATGCGTACCTGCGTCAACTCCGAGCTGGTGCTGTCGGTGGCTGTGCGCCAACCCAGGATCTGGGGCGGTGACACCGGCACCAAGTACGGCTTGCGGCGGAGGCGGCGCTCCTCGGCGAGGGTGCGGGGGGTGCCGTCGGCGGCGTAATCGACGATGGTGCTGCTGTGGCCGTACAGCAGGGCGGTGATCAGCTGGCGGCGGGCGTATTCGTTCAGGGTGGTGCCGTCGCCGCAGACGTCGAGGATCCACTGCTCCCAGTAGGGGTCGCCCTCAATGTGGATGCCTTTGCGCAGGATGATGCCGGCGGCTTGGCTGGCGAGGCGGTTCAGGAACGGGGGCAGCGTGGCGTGGAATATCCGGCGCTCGTAGCTCTCCTTGGCTTCCGAGGGTTCGCGGGGGACGATGCTCTCGGCGCGGGCGCGGAGGGCGCGGGTGCCGCCGACGCAAATGTCGATCGGCTCCCAATGCACCGCCATGTTCAAGACGGCGCTGCTAAGAACGCTGGGGTCGTCGTTGTTGCCCTGCTGCAACAGACCCGGATACGGCGAAATGACGCGGGTGGGGTAGGTGCTATCGGCCACGCGGCGCCTAAACACGGGTGTTACCGAGGTTTCCGGCGAGGGGCGCCGTTAGGTGATGGTGCGCGTCTGGTAGTTCGGGTCGCTTTCGTCGAGGTGTGCCTCGGGGCCGAAGCCGGTGGCGAGTACCTCGGGGGAGATGCCTTCTGGGGCCTTGGGCTCTTTGCGGGTGGCGTCGGACTCCTGTAGCTCGGTGAGCCAGGCGTCGAAGGCGTCGCGGCTTGGGATGCCTTTGGGGAGCTTCAGGAAGCGCCGCAGCTCCTTCAGGTCGCGGGTGAAGATGCTGGCGCCACTGCTGTAGGCGATGTAATAGCGGGCGTTCCAGTCGCGGCCCGTCTCTACGGTCTGGTGCGCAGAAATGCGGTGGGTGCTGCGTTTGGCCATGACGCCGTTAGTAGGTGCGGAAGTCGCTGCCGCCCGAGGCGTAGCGGCGCAGGGGGTTCAGGGCCCAGATCGCGTAGCCGGCGGCATCGACGGGGTGGCTGGGGTCGTCGAGGCCGGAGCCGCCTTTTTCTGGCTTGCCGCTTTTGTCGTATGCCTGTTGCTCCAGACTCTTGATCAGGTGCTTGCAGCGGGGGTGGACGCGGAGACGGTCGCTCATCAGCAGCACGTTCATCGCGTTTACGCGGTCCTCGATGGCGGGGTTGCTGCGTTGCTCCTTGAGGACGAAGCCGCCTTTGCGGAGGATGCTTAGGTCGCTCTCCTTGGCGTTGGTGGTGGTGCGTTGGCGGGAGGCGGCGTCGGGGATCACCACGACGTCGCCGCGTTCGTGCTGGGGTGCATAGCGCTCCTGCAGCAGTGACACGATCGCGGGGGTGTCGCGGACAACGTGCTCCTCCACGAAGTGGAACTCGTTGCCGCGGCGTACCAAGACCTCGATCATGCAGTTGCCGACGTTGAGGTCAATTCCGGCGTAGACGCGGTCTTCTGGGAGGACGCTTGCGTCCGACCAGTGGCGGTCGCGGTCAAAGTCCGGGTAGACGCTGGTGTTGGCGAGGTTGGTGAACTCGCCCTCGATGTAGCTGCGGATTAGCTGGGGCGGGAAGTTGGCGTAGAGCGACTCGACGAAGCCCGGAGGGAGGTGCGGATTGTCGGTGGTCTTGGCTTTGATCAGGCGCCTGTCGCTGGCGTCGCTCTCGATGAAGGTGCGATACATCCACCGATAGCCCTCGGGCGTGGAGGCGACCGCGAGCTGGGGCTTGTTGCCGCCGCGGAGTCGCGCCAACACCATCTCGGAGGCTTTCTGGGCGACCTCCGTGGGGCTCGTGTCCACCTCGTCAATGCAGGCGAAGCTGAGGTTCTGGCCGCGGATGCGGTTCCATGTCTCCGTGGCACGGCACAAAATCGTGCAGGGGCCATGCGGCAGGTGCAGCGTGTAAATGGGCTGGGGTGAGATGCGGAAGTCGTAGGCGATGTTCTGCGCCTCCAGGAAGTCGTCGAAGCTCCGCACCCAGACGTCCAAAATCATCTGGAACGTCGGTTCAAACACCGCGCCGACGGTGTTGGGGTTGTCCATCGCCAGCGCCACCGTCTTGCAACACAGTGCGTGCGTCTTGCCGGCGCCAAAACCGGCGCAGTAGCCCACGATCTTCGCGTCCACTTCGTCCACGAAGGCACGCTGCGCCGGCAGCATTCCGCTTAAGAGCTGGTGCCGTAGCTCCTCGTACGTCTTGTCGCACCGCGTGTTCGTGATGATCGGCGGCTCTAAAACGCTGCCGCCCGAGATGACTCCGAGGATGGGCACGGGGCGCCGCCTGCAGCTTCTACGGCTGATTCTAGCTAGGTAGCTCGTGGGGGAGTGGGGGTAGGGGGAGGGTGCGTGCGTAGGTAGTAAGTGGGGGTTGGTTATATCTAGGAGGCGCGGGGTATGGCTCTCCCCGCCGCGGCCGTTTGCCCGGGGGCAGGCCGGCGCCCGCGGCGCCCGCGGCGCCCGTGGCGCAAGCGATCCCGGCGGCTGCGCCTACTAGTGGCGGAGACTAATGCGGCTGGCGCGGTGTCAGAAACCCGGCGCGGATTGTCTGCGCGATCCGCGGCGCGGATATTGGCAAACCTCCCTACATAGGTGATATCATGGAGAAAGGCGGGAGGTTAGCGCTGGCGCAGCCGGTGCAACGGAGCCTCTCTAAAAGCCTTGCCCGCAAGCTCGACCCTTGCGGCTCTTGCGGCTCCGTTACCGGTTCAGCCGGCGCCATCCCTCCCGCCCCGTTCCACTGCTACCTGACCCATGGCCACCACCTATGCCACCTTTCCGGACCTCGTGTACGACGGCGGCCGCTATGCGCAGACCGTCTGGCACGGCGCCAGCGTTGCCGATGCCGTAGCCGCCACGTTGCGCCTCACGCCCGATGCCGTCGTGATGCTGGCCAAGTCGCAAACAGAGCGCGTCGCCGGTTTCGGTCCCGCCGGTCTGGGCGCTCTGTGATGGCGCGTCGCATCCTCGCCGGCGCCATTGCCGCCGTAGCGCTGGCGCTTTGGTCCGACATCCTCCGCCCAGGCGCCGTACCGCTCCGCGCCACATCCGGCGCCCCGATCCCCACGGCGCTAGCCGACTAGCGCCCCCTCACTGCATAACGGGCGCCGCTGGCGCCCGGCGCCTTTCCTGCTAACCACAATCCGGCGCACAGCGCCGCTCCTGCCATGCCAACCACCAAACCCGCTCTAACCCTCACCATCACCACCACCAAGGGCCAGCGTGAGATCCCCGCCATCTGGCGCGGTCGCAATATCGCGGTTCATGCGCGTTTCGCCAATGGCACGCTGTCGCCGCTGCGCGGTCAATACGGGATTACGCATCTCATCACCGGCTACAGCTGCGGCGCCTTCCAATGCTCTAAGGCGCGTGTTCTGAAGCTGGCGCGGCTATGGGATACGCGTTTTGGCGACCTTACCGTCGCCGGTGCTGAGCGCAGCTGGCGCTACCGCGACACATATACGGCAGACGTTCGGCGCGTGATCGCTGGCGAGGCTCCGGAAGGTCCGGTGCTGCCCGACTTCCCCACTAGCGGCGACGTTGCCGCGGCCATCTCTCACGCCATCGGCGGCAGTTATGCGCCAGCGGCGCCCGATGATGCAGCAGCGCAATATCCGGCGCGCGAGACGGTAGCCGCTTCGCTGCTACGCGATGGCGCCGATAGCTTGGAGCTGCTGTGGCGCGGCAAGTGGTGGCCGGTGCCGACGTTCGGCGAGGTTGAAGCGTGGTGTTTCGACAGCGTCGCCGAGACACCGGACGGACGCACGGTGGAATGTGACGCGCCGGACGCGTGGCCGCGGCTGCTAGGCGTCATTTGACGCGCCGGCGCTACCCAACCGCCTAGCGGGCGCTACGGCGCCCGCACCTAGTGCCATGCGCGCCGGCTGTCCCGGCGCGGCTTTGCGGTGCCGGCGTATAGCCGGCGCCCACTGCTACGGGACACATGCCACGCACCACCACACAGCCGGCGCCAGACGTCGCTGGCTCCTATCGCTTCCACCTAACGGCGCGCAGCGCTAACGCCAAAACCGGCCCGATACCGGTTTCGACATCGCCGGCGCAGACGTGTCCCACGGGCGACGTCTGCCCTTTTAAGGGCAATGGCTGTTACGCGGAACGGGGCCCGCTGGCGCTTCATTGGCGCGCTGTCAGTGAAGGGCGCCGCGGTGTGCCGTGGGGCGCCTTTCTCAATGCGATCCGGGCGCTACCGGTGGGGACGCTATGGCGCCACAACCAGGCCGGCGACCTTTACAAGCCACAGACGGCTATCGGGCGCACAGCGCTGGCGGCGCTAGTCGACGCAAACCGCGGCCGGCGCGGGTTCACCTACAGCCACCACCGGCGCACACCGGCGGTAGCGCAAGCGTTTTGCGCTGCTACCGCTAACGGCTTCACTGTTAACGCCAGCTGCCACAGTGAGGCAGAGGCAGACGCCGCCATCGCCAATGGCTTGCGCGCCGTGTTTGTGGTCGCCGCGGATGATCCCCGCACTATCTGGCGCACAGCTGGCGGCAACCGCGCCGTTGTCTGCCCGGCACAGCGCTTTGATGCCATGACGTGCGAGCGGTGCCGTTTGTGTCATGCGCGGCCGCAGGAGGTGGCGGTGGTGTTCCGGGCGCACGGCACCGGTGCCGCTGCGATCGAACGCGCGATAGCCGCGGCCGGCGCCAATGGCTGAGCGGCACCGCGCCACTGACGCCGAGCGCCGCCAGCGGGAGGCGGACGCGCTGGCGCTGTTGAGCGCTGGAGCCGGTAGCGCCTTTGCGGCGCAGACGCTGGCGGAGCGCTACGGCTGCAGCCTGAGGCAAGCGCGCCGCTATGTGGCGGCCGCGTCCTTTGAGCTAGTAGAGCCAGCCACGCCGGCCGAGCTTGACCGACTGGCCATGCTGTCGTTGCACCGCTTGGATCTAGTGGCCGGCCGGGCGATGGCGGCCGGCGATGACACGCTGGCCGTGCGCGCTACGCGCGCGCAAGCTGCGGCGCTGGCGCAGTTCCGGCGCGCCATCACAGCGCCGGCCGTACGGTTCCGGCTGGCGGATGCCCGGCCGCTACCACGCGGCCAGCCGGCGCCGGGCGATGGCGCCGCGGATCCGGAGCCCATGCCATGGGACTAAGCCGGCTCCCCCGGCGCCCCACCACTAGCGCCCCGGCATGGGGCGCCTTTTTCATGCGCCGCCAGCGCCGGCCGCGGCTGTGCGCCATGGGCGGCGCTGGCGCCTTTTATGGCCTTGCTATGGCCGCCGCTGGCGCCGCGGTGCCGGTGCTGCGATCCGGTGCCCATGGCACGGGGCGGCGCCAGCGGCTGCCGCGCCGCGGTGCCGCTGTTGCGATTGCGTCTCAATAGCGTTAGCGCCCGTGGCTGTGGGCGGCTGTGGTTGGAGCGGCGCCGGTGGCACGAGGTGCCAGGCGCCGCAACGTCCACTGCTACGCAGACGCCCCCACGTTACCACCGCTGGAGCCGCCGCGGCCACCGGCGCTACCCCCACGATCTGGTGCCCAGCCGCTAGAGCCGCCAGAGCCATCCCCTTGAATGCGTTTTTGAGCCATGAATGGCATTACGCCATGAATGGCATTTGCGCGGTGAATGGCGCTGGCGCGGTGAATGCGTTTTGAGGCGGGGCGTGCCTTGAATGCGAATCTGGTGCCCAGCAGCTCATGCAGTGAATGGCGCGGGCGCTACTGGTGGCGCGACAGCAGCTGTAGCAAGTCGGCTTGGAGGCGTAGGGCGCCGATGGCGTTGGAGCCCTGGCGCATCTGGAGCGCCTGCTCTAACACTTGCTCCAGCTGCTGAATCATCTGCGCCGCTTTGTCTTTGCGGACGTAGACGTCAACGTCGACCACCATCTGCTTCCGCGCTTCGTGCATCCGTGACTCTGCGGCACGAGACAGGAGCCCCCACTCATCGGCACATAGCTGGCGTATCTGATTCGGGCGCTTGCCCATAGTTAGCCACTCCTGCACTTGCGCTACCTGTGCCGCAATCTCCATTGCGCTGTAGGCGTTGCGGCGCCTCTTGGCGGGTGGCGCGTCGGCGTCAATGGCTTCGGGGCTATCTGTAGAGGTAGCTTCTGTGGCTTCGGGGGCTGCGCTGCTATCTGGGGCCCCCGCGTCGTCAGCTTCGGTGGCGGCAGCGGCGATGGCGCAAGCGGCGTCAGCGGCTTCGGGCTCCTCGGCGGTGGGTGGCTCTTGAGGTGGGGCGGCTTCGGGCGGCGTCTGTGGCTCCTCGAGCACTGGAGCTGGGGCCTTAGGGCTTGGCTCAGGTGGCGGGAGCGAGATCATCGCGACTACAGCGTTACGCTATGTTTCCCCGCCCACGCCCGCGAAGCGGGCAGCGGCGGTGGCTTGGGAGCGGTGAATGGGGATCTAGCCTGCGGCTAGATACACCTTCCCCAATAATAGCTACTATAGCTATAGGAGCCGCCCCCGCAAGGGGCGCCTTAGGAGCCGTAGAACGCCTCTAGAGCCTCACAGTGCTCCCGGAGCCACTCGTTAATGGCTACCTGAGCTAGATGCGATACAGAGACGCCCATAAGCTCCGAGAGCTGGGTGAGCTTGCGCTTGTCAGCAGGGTATGGGTTAAAGGCTACGCGCTTGGCGCAGGAGGTTGACTCAGTCATGGCTCAGCCCTCCTCGCCGGTGTCGTCTTTGGCGATGTCGTACTCTTCGCCGCCGACGACATCAAGCATGGCGGTCATCAGGTCGCCGGTGCTGGGAGCGTGCTCTAGCTGGGGCAGCAGCTTCACCAGCTTGGGAATGGTGATGGCGTAATGCACCTCGTTGATGAAAGTCGCCTCCGGGCCGTCGTGGACGTAGGTGACTTTGAGGATGCCCTTGTGCTCCGTTGGCTTGACGCTGGGGTCAACGGTGAACTCCACGCCGTACGGGTAGAAGTCAGGCGGGGTTTCGATTGCGTTGCGGAACTGGAGGCCGAAACCCATCACCACCTTCTGGGGCGCTGGCGGGGCAAAGTCCTTGGCGTTGGTCTGGTTGGCGACGTAGGCGCAGTCGTAGTTGATCAGTAGCCCAAGCAGGTCCCAGAGAGCGATGCCGGTGTCGCGGTTCTCGGGCAGCAGTTGGCTAAAAAGCGGGTGGGTCATGGCAGTAGCAGTGTCGGGCGTCCTGCGCCCGTGTGCCAAGTATGCACCCTGGCTAGCTAGGTAGTCAAGGGGGCGTAGCGGCTAGGTTGCGTCAGCAGCATCAGCCGCGTAGTAATGGCTCACTAGGTCATCCATGTCCCAGCTGCCATCAGCGTGGTGCCAGAAAATGGTGATCTCGGTAAGTACCTCCTGGGAGCCATCAGTGGCGGGGACGTGCTCCTCCAGCAGGGCGTCTAAGGCGCTATCGAGCTGGTGCCCTGTGATGATGCCTCTCAGTACAAAGGTGCGATCCTCCAGCGCGGTGGCGTAGCAGGCGGTGGGCCAATGCAGCACGATCGCGGTATGCGATACCGGTGGCTCGTCCATAAGCCGGTGCCAGAGCCTCCTGATGGCGTTGAGTGGGTTCATGCTGACTGATGCGGTCAGGTAGAGCGGAGAACGTCGGGAAGGCTTAAGGCTCCTGTGGCATTGAGTAGTACGCCTTCAGGCGTGCTTTGAAGCGGGTGGTGGCCGCGGCCAACTCGTCGGCGTCTAGCTCCCAGATGTCTGGTGCCGGGCCCGCAGGGCGGGCAATCACGAGTAGCGCACGCTGGGGTACAACGCCGTACACGTACTTGAGCCCCAACGCGTATCCGGCGAGCTGACAGAAGTAGTCCTCGACGAGGGTGGCGTCACGCTTGCGCTTTGACGTCTTCCAGTCCAGCAGCGTTAGCGCCTCAGGGGCTTTGCCGTAGTTGACGTAGCCGAGTGCGTCAAAGGTGCCTGCGAAGCCCAGGGGGCTATACACAGTTCGCTCAATCGCCACTTTCTGGTCCCAGTGGTTCTGGAGCCAGGGGCGAATGTTGCGCCAGTAGCCGCTAAAGGCGAAGTGCTGGGGGTCAGTGAATGGCTCGCCAGCGCTGTGCGCGTTGATCCAGCCCTCGATGGCTTTGTGCGTCCAGGTGCCGCGCTGCTTCGCAGCGGTGCTGATGGCTTCGGCGTCGGGGCGCTGGAGCCACTGTTGGAGGCGCTCCTTGCCGGCGCTGGTGGCGCCGAGGATCGTCGTCATCGGCGGTTGGCGGCCCAGCGGCGTCTTGTACGTCTTGTGATCTGGGGCGCAGATCGCAATGCCGCGGGCGGGGGGTAGCTCTAACAGGCGCTCAGGCATCGGTGTGGTCCGCGCACCAGTCCTCAGGCAGCGTCATCGGCCAGGTGCCCCAACCCTTGGCGTCAATGGAGCTGGGGCTGTGGTGGCGACACTCGCCAACGGCTCCGGTGCCAGCGTCGCCCTCGCGCCAATAGTTGCAGTTGGCGCAGGAGGCTTTCGCCAGTGCTTCGTCAAGGACGCCCATAGATCAGCTCCGAAAATGGGGTGAGGCGGGTGCCGTCGCGGACGACAACCGTTAGCTGTTGCTGGTGGTGGTCAAGCCAGCGGCGGCGGGCGTTATGTGCCTCCTCGCTGGTGCTCCACCAATGCGCCTCGTCGGCGTGTTGTGTCCAGTCGACGTGGGTGCCTACATAGCCCTGGGGGCCTCGTAGCAAGTAGCGGGTCACGGTGTCTCGTAGCAGTGGTCGCCACGGCGTTCACGCGTCTCAAAGAAGCCGTCTAGCTCTGGGCAGCGGTCCATCAAGAGGCGGGCGTAGTACGCCGTGTGGTTGTTGTTCAGGCGGAAGGTGCGGGCGCTGGCGCTGGTGCGGAGCATCAGCTCATAGCGGCACACCTCCCACAACGCCTTGATGCCCCAGCGGTGAATGCCCCCGCGATACAGCTGGAGTGCCAGGCGCTCCAGCGTTTCGTAGATGTGTGGGTTCTGTTCGTGAAACTCCCAGAACGCACGCTCGTGGCGGTTCATAGCTGGGGCGGGGCGGCGTTCAGCTTTTGGTGCCGCCGAATGGGTTGCCGCCCTCGTACAGGGCTTCAAGATCCGCGCCGGCGCTGCACACCTCGTCCCAGGCGTTGATCACCGCCTGCGCCACCTTCGTGTTGGAGCGCTTGGTGGGCACCATGTCCACGCTGTACTTCGTGTCGGTGCCTTTGCCGCGGCGGGTGATCTTCATGTCCCACTGGGGCAGGTCGGCGTAGTCCTCATCCGACGTCAGGCGCTCGATCTCAGCCAGCAGCGTCTTCTGGTTGGCGCTAAAGACTTTGACGGCTTCAGCTTCGTAGTCGTACACGAAGAAAGCGCTGCAGGGCTTGATGGCTTTGCGGCCGTCGCGCTCGGTGACGGTGCCGCCTACTTGCTTCTCAAGCTGGGCCAACAGCTCGGCGTCGGGGTGCTGGGGCGTGATGCGCTTCGTCATCCCGCCGTCGTTCTTGGTGAACCAGATCTCCACGCCCTCCAAAGGCGCTTCAGACAGGATGCAGAAACGGACGCTGTCGCCGTCAGAAATAGAGCTGGGGTTCAGATAGCCACCGCCGCTGCTCTCCTTGGGTGCCAGGGCAGTGGCGGTGAAGTCTTTGCTGAAAAAGGGCACTGGACTCTGCGAGCCGTTAGGTCGGCTCCATCCTACCCAACCTGTGCAGGTAGGTCAACGCCGCTGAGGCTGGTGCTCTTGGTGGCTTCGCGGACCATGCGCTCGATGGCTTCGCTGCGGTTGATGCCGTTGTAGGCCGCGATGCGGGTGATCAGATCCCAGCACTCATCCGTCATGGACAGGCTTCTGCAGCGCTTGGGCGAGTTCCAGTGGGTGCGGGCTTGGCTGTCGCCCAGGCGGCGGGCACTGTCGGTCATCTGGGGGCATTAGCTACTTAGGGAGAGTAGCGGCAATGACCTCCCACAGGGCGTCCTCCGTCGTCTCAGCGATGGCCGCCAGCTTCGGTAGCTGGCCGAGGAGCCGGTCGCCGTGGATGGTGCGGCCCATCAGCACGTCCTCCGCTATCGCGCAGCTGGTGCGGAGTTCTGGCATGGAGCTGAGCCAGTCAATGCCGAGGGTGGGGAGGCGCAGGCGCAGGTAGCGGCCTAGCTCTTCGCAGGCCGCGGCCTCGGCTTCGGAAGGGATCTGGCGGTCGATGCGGGCGGCCAGAGCTCTAAGGCCCGTGAACGCCTCGAAGAGGCCCACAGGGCCCATCACCACCCCAGCAGCGTCACGGAGGGGCTCTCGGCCCTCCCAGATGCCTCTGAGCGTGTCTGGCAGCTTCTTAGGCAGTCCGATGTCCGCCACCTCCTCGATTTGATCTGGGGCGATGCCGAGGGAGGTGGCGTGGGCGACGTTCAGGTAGCCCACGGCGAGGAAGACGCGAGGGGCGGGGTCGCGCAACTTGCGGGTGCTGAAGCCGCCCATCTGGCTGGAGTGGAACAGGCGCCCTTGGAGGTACGCCTCCGAGAGCTTCAGGAGCTGGGGCTGTGTGAACTGCGAGAGCCAAGCACGCCACACCGGCGCAAAGGCGGCACTGCCTTGGTCGAGCACCATCAGTACGGGGTTGAGACTCATTGGAGCTATGTAGGTAGGAACTACCGTACTGCTAACAGGGGCATTTGGGCAAAGTCCCTTAGATACTCTGGTCCGTACAGTGACTTACCTATCCCCACACACGTTGTGGGGGAAGGGATTTGGGTGCGGCACTAGGGGTAAGTCGAGATGAGGCGGTGACTCATGTCCTGCCTCATCTCACCTGTATCAGTGGTGAGACAGGCCACCAGCACAGGTGCGGCATGAGGTGAGGCGCTGCCGCACCCCTGACTGACGCCCCTGCCGCACCTAAATCCACTGCAGCGCAAAGGGTCTCAGCGAGATGAGTCAAAAATAGACCGAGTGTATATAGGGAAAACCCCCTGCCGCAGGCGCCGGATGGTGCCGCAGCAGGGGGTTGTGCGTGAGACGCGTGTGTCGCGCCGTCAGACTTCGTTGATGCCTTCGCCGCGGTTGCCGACCATGGCGCGGGCGGCGTCTCGGATGTGCAGCACTGGCCGGTAGTGCGTGTCATCCTTGCGGCCGGTGATGGGGCTATGGCGGCGGCTGCTCTCCAGAACCGTGCCCACCAGCTGGTCGAGGTGGCGCCGCAGCGTCCTGTCCTTGAACTCCAGCTCAAGCACCTTGCGCCACTCGCTGGCAATCCGCCACTCGTCGTCCTTCACCTCGCGGAACGCCTGCGTCAACTTCTCAACGGGGGCCTGCGTCATCAGGTCCGGGCGCCGGAACTGCCAAATGCCTTGGTACGCGTTGCGAGTGATCGCAAGGCTGCGTCCGGCGTAACCAGAGCGGCTCTTCTCCAGCACCAGATGCCGCGTATCGCCAATGGTGGGCCGCGGCTGGCCCTTGCGCCACTTCAGCAGCTCAGGTGGGTAGTACAGCCACATCTCCTCGCAAGCGGCTTTGATCTGTTCGGTGCCGCTGAAGCGGGTGGGCTCGTCGCGGGTGGTGTGGTGCAGCACCAGATGGGCGCACTTCGGCCATGCCATGCCGTTGTGGCGCACGAGGAGGCGGATGGGGTCGGCATACGCCGGATCGCCTACGCGTACGTCGCTGCACGCCATTGAGCTGAGGCAGTCGTAGATCACCAGATCGGGGGCGTACTGCTCCAGTGATCGGCAGATGAACAGCAGATCGTCGAAGGTGGTGCCGCTGCAGATCCGTAGCCGATCCCCAGCAGCATCGGGGTCAACGCCCTCAAGCGCCAACTCACGCGCCAGATCCTGGTCGCTGCAGTCGCTGGTGAAGATCAGTACCTTGCCGGGGGTCTGCGTGCTGTGCCGGGTGCCCTCGATGTCCACCGGCAAGCCGTGGATCACGCGGTTGGCCAAGAAGCAGGCGAGGGTCGTTTTGCCGCTGTGGCTGGCGCCCGCCAGCAAATGCACCCGGCGCCCGAGAAAGCCGTCGATGACGTCTGTCAGAACGTTGTCCTTACGGCTGTTCGCCTCCAGCTCGGCCAGGGTTCGCGGCTTGGCGCGTTCCACGCCCCCCAGAAAGTGCTCCAAGGTCAGGCGGCGGAACACTTCGGGTTCAATTCCGAACTCACGCCGAACTTTCCCCAACGTCAAGGCCGTTGCCGCTTTGTCGCTCTGATCCTGCAGCGTTTGGTTGATCAGCTTCTTCAGCGTCTCCACCTGCACCTTCATGTCCACCGGTGGGATGGCCCAGCTCGGGGGCTGCCATCCCGCCTCTCGGGCGAAGTGGAACACCGAGGCGATCCGTGCCTTGTGGTCGTCTGAGACGCGGCTCTTGGCCAGAGACGCCAGCGTTCTGGCGCAGTCGTTGCCTGCGTCCCACTCGTTCTTCTCGTCCCACTTTGAGTTGCACAGCAGGCGCTCTGCCCACTGCTGGCCGAACTCGTTGAGTACGCCGCACATGACCCGGCGTACCTTCTCGTATGTGCCGGAGCCTCTCTCTAGGCGGTTAGGGCAGAACGGGAGCGCAGACTCCACCAGCTCAGCGCGCTCTACAGACGTGAGTCGCTCCCATGGGGTGGCGTCGTCCTCGCCGCTGCGCAGGCGTTCCTCGCGGGTGCGCTCGTGGTGGCCACCTTCAATCTGGGCCAGGATGCCCAGCACCAACCACTCGGGTGCCTCGGCCACAGGCACCTCGCCAGGGGCGCGGCCCGGCAACCACCGGTAGTACAGCGGCCTCTGGTGGCTGCTCTCGGGGTGGTCGCCGGCAATGACGGCATGGCGACCGTGGCCGGTGCTGTTCTGCCAAATCGCCTCCAAGACCACGTTGCCAGCGGCATTGCGCCAGCTCGCACTGTGCTTTGAAATCTGGGGCCAGACGTTCGGCGGCACCGTGAAGTACAGCTTGGCGCGCCCTTTCTTGCCGCTGATGTTGGCCACCGTCTGCGGTAGGTCTCGCGGCGAATGGCGGAAATGGCTGTGAAAGGCGCGGACGGCTTCGCTGCCGACTCCGTCGAAGTCCATCACCAGCAGGCCGCCGCTCTCCTCACCGGTGATGACGCCGACGCCCAGCAGCTTGCGGCTCTTCCAGCGCTCGGCTGGGCCGGGGTTGTCATTGATTTGGCGCACCGACTCCAACGTGCGGCCATTGCCGGGGGCGTTCCACGCATCCTCAAAACAGCGCTTGGCGTCTTCGTTGCCACCGGTCAGAGCGAAGCGCCAATGCGATGGCGCGCCCTCCAATAGCTGCATCTGATCAGGTCTGAGCATGGTCTCCCGAATGCGACGCGGTGAGGCTAGGGGGCATTTGCCGCACCGCAGATGGGGCTGGGTGAGTCCCTTGGGATAAGTGGCTAGACAGGTAGCCTGCGCTAGGGTCTACCTAAACGCGTGTGGCCCATGGCCCTGACTGCTCCAGAGCGGGACGCCCTCATTGGCGACTGGCTCGCAACCCGATTCCCGCAGGTGCCCCCTGAACAGGTGCGCAAGATCACGCAGTGGGCGCTGCTCATGAATTGCGCTGAGCAGGAGGACGATCTGCTCGTGCAGCGGTGGCGGGAGGTGCCGCTGGAGCTGCGCTCACACACCTCTAAGGAGGCAGTGGCCCGCCACTACGCGAGGGCGCTTGCGTGAACGCGGCTTCGCCTCTCCCCTCAACCAACGCCCAGAAGCTGGAGCTGCTCAGCAAGCTCGGCAACGCCTTTTGCCTCGATACCGAGACGGCCATGGCGCCGCTCTGTTTCAAGCCGGGGCAGTGGCGCCTGCTCCAGCTTCACAACGACAACGTCAGCGTCTGGTTTGACATTCCGACGCTGACGCCCGATGAAATGCGGCGCCTGCGCAGCTTCCTGCAGGAGCCGGGGCACCAGATCTACGCGCAAAACGTCGCGTTTGACTATCGCGTCCTGATGGCGAATGGCATCACCCTGCGCGGGGAGCTGTTTGACACCATGATCGCCAGCTCACTGCTCCACAACGGTGAGGCCAAGGTGTCGCACGCGCTTGATGCCATTGCGCGGCGTGAGCTGGGCGTGGTGCTGGATAAGACCCTGCAGAAGCAGGACTGGATGAACGCCGAACTCAATGAGGCGGACATGCACTACGCCATGGAAGACGTCCGCGTCACATGGGAGGCGGCGCATGTGCTTCACGAGAAGGTGGCGGCGCAGAAGCTCTACGACGTCTATCGGCTGGAGTGTGCTCTGGTGCCGGCGGTGGTGCAGATGGAGCACCACGGCATCTACCTCGACCCCAGCGCCATCGCTGACACCGTCGACTTCTACAGCGGTGAGTCGGTGGCGGCGAAGGAGTGCTTCCTGGAGACGCTGGATAGCCGCCTTGAGGATGAAGGGGCGCCGCGGTTGCCACGGGAGGAGGACGGCTCTTTCAACACCCGCGTGAAGGACTCCGGCAGCATCCGGCTGGGCACCAAGCGCTTCGCCGGCTTCAACATCAACAGCTCTCAGCAGGTGCTCGCGTGGTTTCGTTACCTCGGCATTGAGCCGGTGGATGACGCCAAGAAGCCGTCTCTGGACAAGAAGGTGCTGGCGCGGTTTCAGTCTGATGAGCTGGTGCGCCTGTTCCTGCAGTACAAGCGCGTTGAGAAGCGGCTGGGGATGGCTCAGAAGCTGGTGGAACACTGCGATGACGACGGGCGCATCCGCGCCCGCTTCATGCCCTTGGCCACTGGCACAGGGCGGTTCAGCAGCTCGTCGCCGAACCTCCAGCAGGTGCCCCGCGACCCTGAGTTCAGGGGGGCGTTCAAGGCGCCGGAGGGGCGCGTTCTGGTGCAGGCCGACTACAGCGCCATGGAGCTGCGGGTGGCCGCGGCCCTTGCCGCTGAGCAGCGCATGATCGACGCCTTCAACGAAGGCGCTGACATTCACACCCGTAGCGCCTCCCTCATGTACGGCATCAAGCCGTCCGAGGTGGACAAGGCAAAGCGCCAAGCCGCAAAGGCGCTGAACTTTGGCGCTCTCTACGGATCGGGTGCTAAGGGCGTCCAGCAATACTGCGCCACCCTCAGCCTCTTCATCTCGTTCAACGAGGCGTTTGATCTGCTGGCGCGGTGGCACGAGGCGTACCCCGCCTTTGGCGTCTGGCACGAGAAGTGCGACGCACGCGCTCAAGCCGGGGAGCCGGTGCGGACGGTGACGGGGCGGCGCCGCAAGCTCTTTGGCGATGACAACCGCCTCACGACGCAGGCCAACAACGTCGTGCAGGGCACCAGCGCGGACATCATGAAGGCGGCGCTTGTTGAGATCCATTCGCAACTGCCGCTGAGCGCCTTTCTGGTGGCCACCGTCCATGACGAGGTGCTGGTGGAGTGCGATGAGGCAGACGGCGATGCCGTTCTGGCGATCGTGCTGCGGGAGATGGAGGAGGCTGCGGTGCCGGTGCTGGGCACTGGGATTCGCATCACCGCTGAAGGTGGCGTGCTCACCAGCTGGGGCGATAAGTAGCGCCTGTGGCTGCCTAGGCAAGCTCGGGGGTGCGCCCGGTTGGGATGACCCCTGAGACTCGGCTCCAGCGGCTGCAGGCGGCGCTGGAGATCGCCCAGCGCCATGGCAACGCCTTCATGGCGGCCAACATCCAGGCCGCCATCGCCGAAGAGCAACGCCGCCTGCAGCGCGGTGGCTGACGTCGATCTGCGCGACATCCAGCTCCGGCGCCTGCGGCGGGCCATGGCAATGGCCACCGCGGGGGAGCTTCATCGGGCCGCCGATCTATTGGAGTTCGCCGCAGACGTCAGGCGCGGCAAAAGGAAGCAACGCGCCGGATGGCGCGGTAGAGCGGGGGCCGCGCCACTTCCCGCACCGGGGACGCTGCGGGCTTAAGGCTTTCTCAAGGCGGGGCGGCTGAGACTCGGGAAAATATGGCGTAGCCTATGGACATAGGCAGCCGGAGCTGCTTAATTGGGTCGCCCCCTAGTGGTTGACACTAAATGGACGCCGCCCTTCAAGAGCGCATCCACACCTGCTCCGAGCTGCTGCAGTCCCTCCACCAGCATCTTGACCGTGTATCCGACGCCCCCAGCCAGTCCGCCACGCAGGTGGACCTGCGCAACCTCTCAGAGACCCTCATGGCCCTGCACGGCGTTCTCGCCGGGGCGGATGCCGTCCTCACCCACGAGGTGAAGCGATGGGGGCTCTGAACGCGCCGGACCTCGTGAACCAGCCACCCCACTACAAGGAGGGTGCGGTGGAGTGCATCACTGCGCTTGAATCTGCGCTGGGACGCGATGCCTTCATCGGTTACTGCCAGGGGAACTGCATCAAGTACCTGTGGCGCTGGAAACACAAGGGCGGAATGCAAGATCTGCATAAAGCTCGCTGGTATCTAGACCGTCTGATCGCTGCTGCTGCTGCTGCTGCCGTATCAGACACTGACGCACCGAGGTGGCCATGACTGCGCTCACAATCCAAGACGGCACCAGGCGGTGGGTTGACGAAAAAGCCATCTCGCTGTGCCCGACGTCTCTGACGTCCGACTACCGGCAGTTTCTGACGTGGGTCGATCGGGCGCCGTACACGCGGCTTGAGGAGGGACGTGACCTCATCGGCTGGGTGCTCAATCAGGAGCCGCCCAAAGCCGCTCGGCGGGTGGCGATGCTCACTAAGGCGTTCTATCGCTGGGCCGCGGCGGAAGACGTTGGGCTCGTCGCCGTCAATCCGGTGGCCTCGTTCAAGTTCCCCAAGGCGCCACAGAACGACCACGAGGTGACGATCATCCCCAAGGATCAGGAGCCTTTCGTGATGGCGGCGCTCACGCGGCGGGAGCGTCGTGGGCCCCTCTGGCATCACTGGGCCATGGTGCAACTGCAGCTGGGGCTTCGCACCGGCGAGGTGCGTGCAATCAGGGCCGATGACATCCGGGGCGAGCGCCTGCGAGTGCATCAAAACTTCACATTGACGCACGGCCTTAAAACCAGCACCAAGACCAATAAGCCGCGCTGGGTGCCGCTCAACTCCCTGGCGAGAGGAATCCTTGAAGAGCTGACACCAGATGCCGATGGTTTCCTGCTGCCGTGGAATCGCTCAACCTTCCAGAGCTTCTTCCATGACCGTATGCAGGAACTGCATAACCTCGGCCTGATCACACGCGTGTTCCGCCCTTACGACCTCCGGCACACCGCTATCACCCGCTGGCTTGAAGCCGGGGTGAGTGTTGCAACCGCCGCTAGCTGGGCTGGCAACACGCCTGAGGTCATCTGGCGGCATTACGCCGGTGCCGATGACACCACCCCGCTCCCCGTTATCTGAGCCGCGCTGCGGCTTTTTTGTTCCGCCATGCCTACCTCACCGCATCCCATGCGCGAATGCGACCCAACCGAGCAACAGGCGCGTCAAGACCTGCTCGACGACCTCTACCACCGCTCCGGTCGTGACCGCAAAAGCCACCCCATGCACGCCCTCTACACCGGCCTGTGGCAGGAGTGGACCCAATCCACGCCCACACCCACGCCATGAGCTGGCCGCAACTGCATCGGGTGGTGGTGGCGCAGTTCTCTGAGCCCGACATCACGCTCTGGCTGTACGCCTTTGACACCCAACACGCTCTGACCACCGTTCAGGAGCTGTGCCCCAACTCCCGCATCGTCTCCGTAACCCTCGCCCCTGAGTGGGATGACCTCACCTAGCTCGCACCAACGCATCGCTGACGCCTTCGACGCCTGGTGGCAGGAGTCCTATCCGATGGCACCCGCTAACGCCCAAGCCCGGGAGCGCTTCATCGCCTTTGGCATCCATCTGGAGCGCCAGCTCCTCGCCGACATGTTCCCAACGCAGCCTCCCGGCTACGGCGCCTCGGAGCCGCTGTGAGTTGGCAAGACAAGGCGCTCGCCGCGTTCTGGGCGGATGCCTGGGCTAACGAGCCGCTTGATTCACACCGCCGCATTGAAGCCGCCATCGCTGCGGCTGCCGCCTCATTACTGCCCTCTACAGACGCACCCATGGCTGAGACTTCACCGCCGGAGCTGCAGAGCAATGGCTGACATCACGACTTACAAGCTTGATGCTGCCTTTGTGGCACTGGAAAAGTTTGACCACTGCGCCAAACCCGACGCCTTCATCGAGGTATCGCTATGGCACAACGGCGAAGGCTTTGATGCACACCTGAGCAGCTACGGCGATCAGAGCTTCAAGCTCACTTGGGGAGAGTTCAAGGCACTGAAGAAGCTTGTGAAGGAGTTGGACAAATGACTGACCAACACCCGATCACCCCACCGCCTGAGCTAGTGGAGCAGTGGACAAACCAATGGCACCAAGTCCAGGTAAAGCACGTTGAGCTTGAGGATTTCGTTGCCATCCAGGCCGCCCATTGGGGCGCCGACCAGGAGCTGGAGGCGTGCTGTGAGTGGCTGCGCGAATCTCTGGCGACACCTTCATTGGTGGAGTGCTTTCTCTCCAACCGCCGCCCCAAGCCGCCGAGCTTGAAGGAGCAGGCGCTGGCTGCTTTGAGCG